TTGTTTCGAAAGCCATACAATTTTGGAAAATCGAAAATATTCTCTGAAATAATAAGAAAATTCAATGCTGACAATTTAGTGAGGGCTCAATTGAGATTATGCTCTGACGACTGGAAATCATTTAAAAGTGGTTCTTGTATTACGCCCATTCCTTTTCTTTTAAAGGAGCCCTTAAAAAGGGAGGGAGTCTATGTTGTCATGGAGGTATTTGAAACTCCATTGCTTGAATTTAAGGAAATAAAAGGCCAAATCATTAAAAGTACTTTCCACGGGACGGTTCTTTCCTATGAAAAACTAGGAAAAGAATTCAGCGTTGAAGAAGTCCTCGTCGATTTTAGGAAATTCACGAAGCTATTTAGTGTTCCCGGCAATTCTTTGTAACCCTCGCAATTTTAAAAACGCGGTTTTATAAAAGTTCTGAGGAAATGTGAGAATTAACGATCCCAAGGACCTTAAAGTTTTGTTTTTCTTTTCCTGAAGCAATTTATGGGAAACACTTATAATTAATTCCCGATCTTCCGAACTTAGTCTTTCGGCCAATGCAATAATTCTATTGTATTGAAAGTCCTCGCTCTCTCTGTGAGCATTGATATCATCGAGTAACAATTTCTGGTAGAGTTCAATTCGCTCTTTATCCGTTACCTTCCAATGCCCTATTCCAGTCCTTATATACTTGATCGATACTCTGTATTGAATCAAAAGCTCCCTTAAAAGAATATCCTCTATACTTTCATTATTTCGAGCCCAGCGTTGAAAAGTATGTTGTGTTATTCCAGTTTTAGCTTCAACGGCCTTCATACCAATTTCTTTAACAACGGAAAGCAATCGCTTTGCTTCGGATACCGGTTGTCCCGATTTTCTTGGTGTTACTTTGCTTTTTGTTGTCTTCATTTATTTCTCAAAAACTTAGTCGCAGCTATTTGATGACCTTACTTAGAGTTGAAAATGAAAAGCTGTCAACGTATTTAATCAATATACACCAAACCGCGATCGGGGAATCGGAATCTTAGATCTTATTAATTCATGCAAATTCGTTTTTATACTCTTATGAGAGTCATTGTAATAACTCCCTAGGTAGTAATTCCCGCTTTCGAAAACCCTTTCGGCTTTGCCATTCGAAATACTGATGTATTGAATTTCGGCGACTTCGGGAAATTTTATAACCACTGATTTTTCTTGTTTTGGATCCTCATTAGCGTTAAGAAGCAATGGTTCAAAGAACTTATCTATTTCTTCCTGGTTTGCATATAAGTTCTCTTTGTTTTCACTCTTAGTATTTATTTTATCGTTCTCTTGAGAATCTATAGTACCGGAATTTCTCATGGTATCTAGTTGCATACTTGGAACAGCAAATAATACTTTCATGGGTATTCGAACTTTTTCAGCGAAGAACTTCGTAGTAACCATTTGTAAAGTTTCCGGAAGTTCGCTACTAATAGAAATATTGTTTTCGGCGGAACTGTAGATTACTTTTTCGAGAACTTCAACACTGGATCTACTTAGATTTGATTTTGACCAATCAATAAGAGAGTCCCATGTTGGTTCGTATAATTTTGGCTTTTGCAGATCTATTTGATTTGTATTATCTCTTTTATTTGAAACTGGTCTTGCGGGTTCTTGAACAACTGGTTTTACTCTTTCGGCCTGAACATTTTTACATATCCCATTGATATAGCTTATATTTGTTCCCATTCCTTGTAAATTTGCTCTTCTTAGAGATTCAGAAAAAATTTCTATCCCATAAAGAGAAACTAAATAATCAAAGGTCAATGGGTTGCTTTTTGTTTTTTGTACTATAGTGGGATCTAAATTATTATGGGAACTAGGTACCTTGGGCGTTTGATTGGAATCAACCGATTGGGAAGTATCGATTGACTGCCGTCCATCAACTTGATTGATTCCTATCAAACTATCATTGGATTCATTCTTCGTGTCTTTGAAAAAGAATTCAGAATATTTTGATTTAATTATTCGTTGTTTCTTTCCTTTTTTATTCAAAGTGAATGTAATATTGATATCCCCGTTTTCTTTCAGGATCATAAGGTACTTAGAAACAGTTTGTTTTTTGATTTTAAATTGGTTCGCAAGATACATGTTTCTGGCGAAACATCCGGCTTCTGGCGAATTATATTTACTTTGGGCTTTCTGGTCTAAGTAAGCGATCTTTGCTAGAAGCAATCTCATCTGCGGCCAGTAATCGAGTGCATTGATTTCGGGCGGGATGTAGTCCCCCCTAACCTCTTGTTTCTCAAGGTCCATATTCGAATCCTGCTCAAATCGGTGCGGACATACCTACGGCCATAGGCGCTAACCCTAATTTTCAAGATAGCCTGAGTTGGATTCTTTCGAACCCGCAAAAACGATCCTGCGAAGATCGGACTGAAATTATGTCTCTTTCAGACGGGTACAGCTAGTCCCGTACATCAAAAGAAAATGCAAGCAAAAAATTATGTCTCTTGAGGATTATTTTTTAAAAGGGCGCCCGAGAGAGTTTCGCAGGCTCTTCTCGGGCTTTATTTGATTTGCGGGTTCGTTAAGTATTGCACTTAACAAATTCAAAATAGCATATCTTCTATTTGAGTACCAGCACTTTTTTATGAAAATAGAAGATTTTTGCATCTAAAGATTGAAACAAAATTGCGGAGCTAAAATGAAAATTTATTGTACTTAGAGCGAGTATAATAATAGTTAAAATAAATATAAGAATAGTTTCTTTGAGAGCAAAAGTGGTGAGCGCTAAGAAAAAAAAATCAGTTACAAAAGGAAGACCTAAGAATGAAAACCCGGAGCCTAAAAGAGGGATAACCATCTTCTTGCCTTTGCAGCTTTCAGAAAAGCTTGATGAAGTAGCTCGATTAAATGATCGCTCGAAAAGCCAGGAAATTATTCATACATTGAAGCAAGTCCATTTGCCGGAGGGTGTGGAATGACTATTTTAATTTGGAATTCAAAAGGAGGTGTATTAAAGACATCTTTAACTATGCTCTTTTCGTCTTTTTTATCTTCTAATAATAAAAAAGTTTTAATTATAGATACGGATCCTCAAAGCTCAACTTCTCAACTGCTTGGAGTGAATAAAGATAAAGAGAGAAATTTATACAAATTTCTTATGGGAGAAATTCCAATTTCAGAGTCGTATCTTCCAACGGAGCATAAAAATATATATATTATTCCCGGGAATATAAATGTTTTTAAAATCGATTCTAGGATTCTGCCGAATCAGTTATCTAAGGCTATTCAATTTATTAAAAAGGAATTCGATTACATATTAATCGATACGCCTAGCTCATACAATACAGTAATTATTTCCTCAATATTTGCTGCAGATAAAGTAATTATACCTACCCCATTTTCAGGCGTCGATTTATCGGAACTTTCGTTTGTGCTTAACGAGATTGCAGAACTTAAGCCTAATATGGAGAAAATTATAGTAGGAACAAGAACAACCCATGCTGACAAGCTTTCGAATGAAGAGAAGGAATATGTAGACCAATATAAAGAAATAATAGGCCCCTATTTATCGGAATATTTCATACCAGATACAAAATTAGTTAGGAGGGCTTTTGATAGGGGGGAGTCATTAAACAAAGATGATGAATCTTCTCGGAAATTCAGGCAATCCTTAAAGAGCTTAGTCGAAAAGGTGACTGGAGAGAAGTTTGGAAATGAGTTTGTGGAAGTGTGAATTATGAAGAAGCTCAAATCAGAAATTATCGAAAAATCAGCAGAATCAATAAGAGATGGGTTGCGGGAAGTTTTATTAAGTGAGATTATAGCAGACCCTAAAGCCCAGCCGAGGCAGAGCTTAAACGAAGCATTGGTTCAAGAATATGTTTTTGCTTTAAGAAATGGAGATAGATTTCCGCCAGTAGTTTTGTTTGGAGAGAATAAGCGTTTCTATTTAGCTGATGGGTTCCATCGATTAATGGCTCATAGAATAGCTGGATTGAAAACCATTGAAGCCTATGTAAAAGCGGGCGACTTGCGTGGCGCTATATTGTTTTCAACTGGAGCCAATGAGGATCATGGGCTACGACGGACGCCGGAAGATAAAAGGAAAGCGGTATTTACATTACTAAAGGACGATGAATGGTCCCAATGGTCGGACCGAGAAATTGCAAGGATCGCAAAAGTTTCGAATACGTTTGTTTCAAACCTTAGAGGCGAGCTTCGAGACTCCACCGTCAACGTTGACAGTGAAGGTTTAATCGAAGGCGCAAGAGAATTTGATATAGTCAGATTTCGGACTAAATATGGCACTGAAGCAAATATGAAGGTGTCTAGACAAAACAAAAATAAAACGAAAAAAGAAGCTGCAAATAAGAACGAAAAGACTCCATTAACTCCCAAAGAACAAAAAACGTTTTTGAGACAGGAGATAAAGAATCTGAATTCAGAAAAAGTTCAACTTAAAAAAGATTACACATCTGAAATTAAGAGAATAAATAAAGAATTAAGTTTAGCTAAAAAAAAGCTAAAGGCCATTGTCTGAGCCTTATGCAAATTTTCACTGTCAACGTTGACGGTGAAAATTTTGGATCATGTTTTGTTTAAAAATTGGTCTCATTGATGCTTTCTCTTAATAATAGAGTTCTTGCAAAGTTTGAATATTTAGGGAAACGTTGACTAAATAGTTTATAAGCGGAGTCCCTTTCTGTGTTCTTGCCCTTGTTGTCGTTTGCATTATTGTTTTGTTCAGCGTTATTCTTTTATAAACATTCAAAAAGAAATGCGTTAACTCTCTCGTTTATATTCCTGACTTTGACGATTGCTTTCTGGTGCTTCTTGCTATTTGTGATGGAATTGCCTCTTCCATACTGGCTAAGAATTCCTTTAATTAATGCGCTTCCTATTCCTACGCTTTTCTTGCCCCTCTGTTTTAATTATATTGTACTGAATTATATCCGTCCGTATGATTTAGTTTCCATTCCGATGCCGCTTAGAATATTCCATACGATTTCAATAGTTGCTTTTTCAGTCTATGCGGTAATCGGTATTGGATCCCCATACGAATTAATTGGAAACGAGGTCATGTTTCGAGGCGGAACCATTCATTATCTTTCCCTTGTTTATATCTATGGTACTTTAACCGGGGGCTTGACTCTAATAGTTAGGAATATGCTTAGAGGTAGTTATTTTGAAATTTTACATTCTATATTTCTTTTTGCAGGTATTTTGTTAGGTGCAATTGTATCTTCGATATTTGTGTTAATTCTTCCTTTAGCCGCGGACATTAATTTGCATTCCCTTGGAGCAGTTGGTTTGTTATTTTTCCTGTGGTTTACATGGGTGCCAATCGCGCATTATCGACTGTTCAATCAGGCGCTTCCAGATTTTGGTCGTGATATCAGAAGTCCCAAGTTTTCAAATATGATCTTGGAGTTTAATAGAAAGATTCTTCAAATTATAAACCCTGTTGATTATAAAAAAATGTGTGATGAATATGAGAAAGCTAAGTTGAGGGAATTGAAAGAAAAAGTGGAGAACATTCAAATTTCTTCTCTATCGATTTTCTTTTCGCATGGAAAACAAGGTCCTTTGAGATTTATAAGATCAACGTCCGAACGGATCTCTAAATTATTTTTTGGCTGATTTTTCTTCTAGCTTCTTTTTGAAGTGTGCTTTTTCTAGTTTTATACAATAACGCATACAATTTTCTCGCTCGTTATTGGGCAAATCCAAAACAATAGATAGTAACGACCATAACTGATTATTGTCATCTGTAAGTTGTAGTTCCGAGGCAATTCTTCCAAGAAGATCCAATTCGCCTTCTTTTAAGTTTTTGCATAGGTAGAACATTCTTGCAAAATTCAAATTCTCTTTAATGGATTTAGACAATCTTAGGGAATTGATGTCTTTATCAAACAAAGAGATCATCTCCGCTGCAGAAGCTTTCCAGACTCCCTTGCCTTTTGAGATGAATAGTTTTGAAATAGATTCTTTTTGGAGAAGACGGTCTAGAAAAGCTTCTGGTATAGCGGAAGCATTACGGCTATATCGATAGATAGTTGATTCACTTTTGTTGTGCTTTTTTGCAAATTCGGAAATTTCTTTATTGGAAGAGTATCCTTTCATTCGAAGTGCATACATAAACCGCCTGCCGATAGTGTCTAATTGTTCTTTAGAATTCATTTGCCTTTCGTCGACCCCTTTCTGTCATAATGACAAAAAAAATATAAAATCTGGCAAAATGAAAGAGTTTTTCTGATTGCTTGAAAAGAAAAAATTGAAAGATGAAGGCTTTCTAATATTTCCTGTCAGTCCCACAGGGGGTTGAAAAATATTCGATTATGGGATATTTTCAGAGAAATTTGTATTTTATAAAGTAAATAATACAATTCTGGCTTATTCTGTTTCCCTTGAATAGGAGTTTCTAGTTTAGAAAAAAGGCTTAGGGAACAAAGAGAAAGAGAATTGAAATTAATAATAAATCTTTGTCTTCCATTCCAATTAAAGGAATTGAAGGGGGTCTTATGCTAGAAGTTTTATTTGGATTGATATCGATAATTGCCGGTTTTTTCCTAATTTATTTTGTAAGCAACCGCATTCTAAGCAAAGAGAAAACGGAAGAGTCGATCTTGAAAAGAGTGAATAAACATTACCCGGAGAAAAAAGTTTCGGAGAGATAGAGGGCATTTTTAAGATTTCCAAAAAGTTTAGGGAATAGAAAAATTCTAAAGTACCTCTGGACGATAATATTTGAGTCTCGGTCGTAGAATTTAAAGACAAAAGGCGAACTACCTTTTGGAGAAGGACTGAAATGTTTGGATCAACCAGAGAAGAATATCATATATACCAGCACATCAAACGTGATTTTGATCGTGAGGCATGGGGAGCAACGGGCCGATTCTTTGCAGGGGCTTCAGCAAGAAGCCTTGCTATCAAAGAAGCAAAGCGGTTACAAGAGGAAGCGAGTCCGGGGGTAGAATATTCAGTCCAAATTCATCTATTTGGGATAAATGGAAATCACCGGCCTTGCAAAATAAAAATCTGGAGAAATGGGATCGAATATGAAATCCCGAAAGATAAATTCCAATCTCAATCAAATTCGTTTTCTCGCACGAAAGAAGAAACTACTCCAAAGAATTCACTAGAACTAGCCTACCGATAAACTGAAATAAAATACATTTAGGGAAGGGGAGGGGAAAGTAATCCCCCTTTTACTTCCTATGATAAAGACTCCTGCCGACCTGCAAAATAAAGTAATTGTAGGAGATGCACTTCAAGTTCTTCAAAAAATCCCCAGTAATTCTGTCCATACAGTGATCACATCGCCTCCTTATTTTAATTTAAGGGACTATGGAATGAAAGGTCAGATCGGACATGAAAACACACTCGAAGAGTATGTGGAAAAGTTAGTCCTTGTCTTCCGTGAAATTAGGAGAGTCCTAAGAGATGATGGAACTGTTTGGATAAATTTAGGAGATTCATATAATAGCAGTTGGAAAAATAAAAGAAACGTAGATTCCTGGGACAGAAATAAAGAATTTGGAAAAAGAGTTACTGAACCCTCCAAGCTTACTGGTGCTCCAAGAATTGAGACACTAAAAAGAAAGAATTTGCTTGGAGTGCCTTGGAGAGTGGCTCTTGCATTGCAGGCCGATAGCTGGATACTCAGACAAGATATTATCTGGCATAAACCAAGCACTAAGCCTAACCCCGTTCAAGATAGATGTGTAACAAATCACGAATACATTTTCCTATTATCTAAGAATCCCCTGTATTTCTACGATTTAGAAGCTGTAAGAGAACCGGCCGATACAACAAATCCAAATCACCCAAGCTATCGACCAAAAGCATTGGAGAAAAGAAGAAGTCGTATCTTAAATCAAAATACCAAATATAAAACGAACTTTAAGACAGTTTTAGAAACACGCAACAAGCGCTCTGTTTGGACAGTAACAACAAAAAGATTTAAAGGAGCGCATTTCGCAACTTTCCCTATCGATTTAATTGAACCGTGTGTGAAAGCTTCGACTTCGGAGAAGGGTGTTTGCGGTAAATGCGGAGCTCCTTGGGTTCGAAAGAAAAAGAAATTGGACGCGTGGGAAAGGGGATGTACTCACAAAGGACCGATCAAGCCAGCACTGGTTTTAGATCCCTTTGCTGGGGCTGGGACAACTGCGCTCGCCTCTAAGAAGCATGGTCGCGATTATTTGCTAATCGAGTTGAACCCAAAATACGCAAGCATGTCCCGAAGACGAATTAAAAAATACCTTAGAGGTTTAGATAAGGTTCCCTAACGAATTTCAATAAGCAAAACGCAGATTTCAGGACTAAAAATGCACTTTTTCAAATTAGGAAGTGGTGCAAGTCTCGAATGATCTAGAAGATCCTCAATTAAGAAACAATGAAAGAACTCGGATAACGGTTTCACTACCAGTAAGTTCTCTTTTTTTTCATCCAAAGAATGAAGAGCTTTTTGGAGTAAAGTCGGAAGAAACAATCTTCTCCTTAGCCGAAGATATTCGAATCAATGGACTCCAAGAACCAATCTCGGTTAAACCAACACCCGGGAATAAGTATTTAGTTTTATCAGGAGAAACAAGAGTCCGGGCAATTCGCCTTTTGGGTTGGGAATTGTGTCCGGGATACTTAGTAAGTCCGAAGGATGAACTTTCTTATCTTATATCTAGAAATGCAGGGAGACTACAGTTAGTATTTTCAATACGGCTTCGAATCTATAAAATCGTTTGTCCAGATTTCTTAGAAGGAAAGAAGATTACACAGAATAGACTTCTAGCCGTTTCGAAGAGAACGAGAATATCAATTGCGACTCTCAAGTCAGACTTGAAAAAGATTCGAAAAGGTGATGCGAAGGAAGTAACGATAGAACAGCTTCGAGAACTTTGGGATAAAAAGAGAATAAAAAATGTCCGAGTGAATATTTCGGATATGGGTGCAAGTGGTTTTGAACTTCAAATTCTCGGAAAGAACATTGAGTATAAATTTGGTCCGGGGAAATTTAAGAAAGTAGTACGAGAAGCAGCGGAAGCAGCACAGTCCGTATGGTTCGAAAAGAATTACAAACAGTCAAATTTAGAAACGGCCGGCCGAATTCGAGAAATAAGAAAAGAAGCCAAACTTACACAACTGCAGTTAGCTCAGCTTTTAGGATATTCTCAAAGTTATTTCGCGGAGTTAGAGGGGGGAAAGTGGGAATGCTCGAATACTCTCTTTAATGATATTTGCCAGGTCTGTGAAGAATATATAGAGAAGCGGGGAGGGTAGGGGTGATCCCAAAGAAATCCGTTATTCTTAACTTGGAAATTGCAGGGAACTTAAAGCTTTGAGAATAACTTCAGCGAATGGAAGAAATCTTTGCATATACGATCGTTTCCTTATTAATTATTTCTATTATATCAACCTTTGTATTTGGATTTATTGCGGTTCGAACCTTGTTGAAGCTCCGTGAAATTCATCTAAAGGCAACCGGTGTAATGGTTCCATGCACATTTCGAATCTTCGGGGACGAAGAATACTTCGCTGTAAAAGCAGACGATCTTATAGAAAATAGCAAAATTAAAGACGAAGAAGAAATATCCTTTTTTAGCGAGGATGAGTTAAAAGAAAGAATCCAAATGCTAATTCAAGAAGACTTTAAATTACCAAGAGAAAGAAAGGCTGGAGCATTGAACCTTTAGCAATGCAAGGAGAATGGTTTCCAAGCCCAAGAATACAAAATCAAAAACACTCAATCCTCAAAAACTGGATAAAGTAAAAGCCGACTATTTAAAAGGTCTATCCAGAGAAGAAATCTGTTCCTTATACAAAATCACATACAAACAATTAGACCACTATATTAGATCTCAAAACTGGAATGAGAAAAGACGGGAAATCACGAGAAAAACCGAGGAAAAATTCGCGGATTTAATCGCTGATTCGAAAGCCCGAGCGCTCGCAGAAATGAATGAAGAAGCGAGAGAGATTATTCAAAATTGCATGAAAGAATTTAGGAACGCCTCGAATTGGCAGACTAAATTTTCCACCGATGATAACGGACGAGAGACAATCACAATACCATACGCTCAATTGGCTGCTTTAGGAAAGCTTTGGAGAGATGCTTGGAATCGAAGACTTAGGTCACTCGGTGAAGCAGATTCGATCAAGGATGTATCTGACTTTCAGGGAGAAGCTACAAGACCAATCTTACAAGTACTTACGATGGTCGGGATAAAACCAGAGGCGGTGGAGAAGGTGATCCACCGTGCGGGGCAAGTCTCAGACAAAGAAGACTGAATATAAAGATCTTGAGGTTAAAGAGGAAAACGATCTTACAAAGTATTTCTCTCCAAAACAAATCACCGCTCTTATAGAGGACTGGCAAAGCGATCTTATACAAGAGATTTGTTACGACGGAGGCGCAAGAAGCGGAAAAACTTATCTCATAGTTAAAGCAATTATTTCCAGGGCATGGCTTAGTCCTGGTTCAAGACATTTAATTGCACGGTATAGACTAAACCACCTTCGAATTTCTGTTTGGAGACAAACCCTTCTTCCTTGCTTGAAGGAAATGGGGTTTATCCGTGGGAGAGATTACGAACTAAACGAATCAGAATTTCTAATACAGTTCTCAAACGGTGCAGAGATCTACGCCGCCGGTCTAGATGACTCAGACCGCGTGGAAAAGATCATGGGGACCGAGTTCAACACGATCTTTCTGAACGAGGCCACTCAGCTTTCCTTTGCGACCTTTCAAAAAATGAAAACAAGGCTCTCGCATGTTAGAGAGGGCCTTACAAACAAAATGATCGTGGATTGTAATCCTAGGAATCGTTTTCACTGGATCTATCGCTACTTTGTACTAAGACAAGATCCTGAAACAGGCGAGGCACTTCCGCTTCGCCGGATGCAAAGAATCGCAAGGAGGCACTGGACTCCTTTAGATAACCCATTCATTTCAACAGAATACAAAGAAATGCTCTCAGAGCTTACGGGAGTTGAAAGGGACCGTCTTTACTTAGGGGAGTGGGTAGACACTGAGGGCCTCGTTTACGGGGGATTTGAATCTGCAATCGTTGAACCATTCACAATACCGAAGCACTGGGATTGTGCAGGTGCGGTTGACTTTGGATATACGAACCCGTTTGCGTTTCTTTGGCTTTATTATGATAAGTCGAACGAGACTTGGTATTTAGCAGATGAATACTATGTAAGAGAAAAGACAGTCCGAGCACACTGCGAGGAATTAAGAAAGAAACGAAGACCAAATCTCTTTATAGTCGCAGACCACGACGCGGAAGACCGGGCCACAATGGCCGAGTGCGGGTTTCCGACGGTCGCCGCTGATAAGGATGTAACGACTGGAATCCAAGCAGTTCTAAAACTTCTTTTTTCAACGAAGGGAGTTAAACTTCGAATCTTTAGAAGCTGTGTCCATATCATAGAAGAACTATCTGTATATTCTTGGGAACCAGCCAAGGAAGGAAAAAATACAAAAGAGATTCCAATCAAATACCTAGACCACGCTCTTGATGCACTAAGGTATTTTGCACTTAAGATCGTAGGAAATAAAAGAAGAATTGTTACAAGGGAACTAGATAAGATAAAAGAAGAGAAGAAGGCAAAAGGAAAAACGTTGTCAGACATTCGATCCGATCGACTGAGTAAAATGGGAATCGATCCAGGTCTATTCTTAGGGAAGTCCTAAGAATTTTTAAAGAAATTGTAAAATCCGAAGAATCTCAACGAACCGATACAAAGATCTTATCTTACGATTTGGAAAACATCTGACAAAAGAGGAAATACATCCATGTCCGAAAGTTCCATAGCTCCTACAAGTATCGAGTTGCACGATGAAATAGAAGTTCCTTTTCCAAAGGGAGAAGTCGTTGCGAACAATGAATCTAATTCGACCACTATTAAATCGAAAGAAAAAATCCAAGGTGGGGGAAGAGATACAAGCTTGGCTCAGGCCGTAATGAGTCTTTCCGAAGAGGATAGGCAGTCTATCGATGATAGTATAGTTTCCTCCGTTAATAGCAAACAGGACAGAGATACAAGATTACAGATTTTCTGCTGGAAAGTCCAAACCCTTCTATTGAAACAAAAATTGATTTAAAAGAAAAAGGAATCCCCAAATGCAAAGGGAGTCACCTTTTTCAGATTATAGAGTACTTCGAGAGCTGCAATACATGTGGCTCTTTTATTTTCTAAGTCTGCAATGGAATTTAATTGGAAACTCATCCCAAGCGATCCGAATTGAAATCAGGAAAGCAAACTGGATGGATGCTATTGGATCTATTCGCAGAAAGTTCTTCGGCACTCTATTGGATCGACCAAGGTTCTTCGGTAAAACGATCAATGTAAAACTACCCGAAAGCCCATATTCGAATAAAGAAGAACGAAATAAAATTAGAAGCTTAGAGTTTCCCGAGGGGATCATCTCTCGCGATGAATTAGAAGAAGCAGACCAGGGGGTATTTGATTTCCTGGCCCAAGATTGGAATCGGATTTATAAAGAGGAAAGGGATAAAGCGACGATCCTCGGTTATATTGCGGAGTATTTACTCGGACAAGGAGAAGATCCAGACGAGTTAAAAGCTATGTCTATCCCTGAGTTTTCGCAAAAAGCAAAGGAATATAATCTTCCAGGTCTTGAGGACATCGACGAATTGGAAGAACGAACCGGACTTACTCGCGACCAAACTTACGCTTTAATCTATGGTCAAGCTAAGGGAGCCGAATGGCTAGCTATTTATGATAAGAACGGACAGAGAAGCGGAAAGGCGTATGATCTGATTACCAGAATGTACCGTGAACAAATCGCGGAAGCTCTCGTTCGGGGATCCACGATTTCAGATATTCGGTCCCTCATGGTTTCGCCGGATGACGACGAGATAAAGGAAGCTTTCGGTTTATTTGAAGAAGGTATAAGCGACTTTCAAAGGAGTCTACGAGAAAGGAGGTATGAAAAGTTAGTCACAGACCATCTAAACCGGGAAATGCAGAGATTCGCTTTCACCGAATGCAGTATCAATTTCAATAACGGGAAATTGTTGAGGCTTGTAAATGAAGGAGGAAGAGAGGCTCAATACGTTCAATTTACAAAGGGTTCGTATGCTGTAGACAGTAGTTCTCATAATCACTCGCCTGTTTCTTGCAGAAAGTGTATAGAAATGCTTGGTCAAGTTGCCCGGTTATTTCCTTCGGAAGATTCTCTTCGGGACAAAGAGTATATGAGGTCCCTTGGGCTTATATGGCTTGGCAGAGATCAATTTTTTGGAGACTCAAAGACTACAACAGCGGTATGGCCTGGAAAAACGAATGCTGAACGTTCTATGGACGAATGGTGGTTATGCTGTCCTATGCACCCAAACTGTTCTTGTGTTTATGAAGATCTTGGCGAAGAGATTTCCGAGGACCAGACTGAAATCTCGGACGAAATCCTAAATATATTCGATTCCGGACAAAGAAGAGAGAAAGAGTTTCAGGAAAGATCCAGAATTCGTTATGAAGCCGACCTGGAAGCAAATAGAGAGGCAAATCGTCTAGAAAAGATATACGGCCCTATTCACAAGGCTGGAGTTTATGAAAACGGACTTTGGGAAGAACCAACATGTGACCATTTACCCGAGGAATCTACTGATCCTTGGCTATGCTCATACATTGATTGGAGAGATGCGATTCTGAAGTTAGAAAAAACCTAATTTCAGATCTTTTCCGATAATCTGGAGATTCGGTATTTTCTCTGTATGAAAAAAACCGGCCTTGGTGGCGAAACACCTTTTCCAATATCGACAAAACCCAATATGTTCACTCCTCTTAGTAATGAGGAGTTACTGACAAGAAGAGGTGAGTCTGCTCTTTGGTATCGGCTAAGTCCTTGTCCATGTCCAAGTGGAGATAAAACCCCAGACTGCCCCTTTTGCTTTGAAGGCCAGATCCGAACCTTTCAAGAAGACTTAGAAATACGAGAAGAAGTGTCCTGGAAGGTTTCTGGAAGTTCTATCTGGACCCGTTATTCTCCAATTTCCGAAATAGAGGAAGCGATACTTGTAACGAGAGGTGAAAGAAGACCTCTACACATTAAGGATATACAAAGCGAATATTTCAATGTCGAAGAAAACCTCAAATATTGGAACATTGTAGAACTTAAATATAAAGTTTCGATGCTCGAGGAAACAGTCATTGAAGCGATTGGAGACAATGACTTTACTCTCTTTCCAAAGCTTCCTGACGGTGTGATCGTCGATGTTTTAGAGACTTACAAGATTGAAGTGGATGGAAGATCCACTCGAGTCAAGCACACTGCTTTCTCCTTAAATTCTATCACCTTTGCAAATAGAACAAACGGTTTGTATCGGATAAGAATTCGGTATTTCTCACCGATAAAAATTGCATACAGAACTTTCAATGTAGATAATAGAAAGGCTTTTGAAAAAAGCCAGATCCATTTCCAGGACGGTGAGCTCATGGGAGTTATTGGTTCCGGCTACCGCCTTGGTCAAGGAGATATATTCACGCTGTTAAAATCGACACTACGACACTCGGATTTTGTTCAACCTACGAATAAAGAGATCGATCGTCTTTCTTATTCACCTATTGCTTATATCGATAGTGTAATTTCAAAAGGACCAAACGGACTAATTGAACATAAGAAGGGTTTGGAATACGTTCAGTTCGGAGATTCTAAGATTCGCTGGATCGACGATAAGCCAAGGAATGGATACACTGTAATATATGATTATTTCCAAACTTTCAGGGTCACTGGATTTATCGAAGCCGGTTCCGGAGAAGATCGACCTAAGCCCAGAGTATTTAAAATGAAACCAGTTCCTAGTTTTAATGCTCGGGAATAAATCAATTTTGGAAGGGAATAATACTTTTACATTTTAAATTTGATGGATGGCTTTTATTGCTTCTATTCGAAATTTCCTAACTAAAGCGGTTCTATTTATCAAACACCTTTCGGGTTTTGTTGTCTTTCTCATCCAGATGCAAAGACTTTCATACCGATTATGGATTGGCAAATTAAAGTTCCAAACTGCTCCGCTCGCTCACATTATCGCTGTTTATTTCGATCCTGAAAAAATCAAAGATCCATATACACTGTCCATTGAAATTGAGCGTTCAATTAGGGAGCCATTCGAACGAATCCACGGATTTCCTCCTATCGTCATTTTCATTCCCGAAGGATTGTCGATTGAGACCGGATTCTTTGAAGACTTTGTTCGGTCTCTAAATCCTAAACAGAGAAATGAATTCAAAAACGCTCTCTATAGAGCCAAGGACATTGAAATAGTTTCTGCCTAATGCAAATTCTTTCTAAGGAGGATATAACTCCGGAACTTGCAGAGACGATCCTAGACAAGATCCACCTCGCTTTAACTAAGGAAAACCCCGATTGGCAAGAGATCGCCATGTCGGACGCGGTGACTGACGAGGATGAGAATTCTCTAAATTCATCGAGTAGGAACGCTCTGCATAAGGTTCTATTGTCTTCGGATAAGGAATTAGACAAAGAAGCAAAATTATCACTTTCAAAAGAGTTTAAGAAACTCAAATCCAATTTCTTATCTCAGTATTTAAAAGCTTGGGCAAATTACGAAATTGATCTACCCGTTGAAAAAGCATTTCTTCCTTACTTAGAATGTTTGGACGTTCAAAAATCCACTTTCACCGCTCAGATACAAACAGGACCGCGAAAGAAAATTCCAAATCTATCTTATAGAGGGCTAGAAATCCTTTTACAGAGAAAGAAAGGTTCACCTATTTCCGGAACAGACTCGAAAGGGAAAGCTTGGCATAAAAGAACTTCATGTGATTTCGGAATCCTTGAAAGAAGTAAGCCAGATGGAGAAACGGATTCCATTGGTGTTTTTGTAGGCCCGAATCCTAATTCCGAAACGGTATTCGTTGTAAATGAAGTTCTTTCAGATACTACTTTCGATGTTCACAAAGCGATTCTCGGTTTTAAAGATGAGAAAGAAGCTAGAACGGCTTACCTTTCTAGTTCAGATAAGACTGCAAAAGAGACCGGTTCTATCCTAAAACTCTCTTTCTCTCAATTCGTAAAATGGATTGAAATTGGAGATTTTTCCAAAGAGTTACAGAACCCAGAACTAGAAATAAGAAAATCAGAATTACAGTGCCTTCGTTCATCCGTTGACTTGAGCGATACATTTCAATCAGGGCAAATCTATATTTCTAAATCGGCTTTGTCTGCTGAACTAGTCCGAAAACCAATTCAAGTCCATACAAAACACGGAACCTACATTTCTAATCGGCTTGTGCGAAATGGTGAGCTCGAGCCTAAATCTGTTCCAAGAAGTATAGAAGAACCTGTAAGTAAAAGAAAACGAGGAAGACCGAGTTTTCCTGAAGGTCACAGACGAGTTTGGAGCGATGGAAAAGAAAGGGAGAAAACGCAAACAGGATGGAAGTTAACTCGAGCATCCTCACAGGTCGGAGAAGTTGTACAGAAAACGAGAAAGAAGCGGGAAAGCGTACAGTCTAAGCCTTCGAAAGGAGAAACGGTTCCTCCGACTGCTCTTTCATTCTCACAAATAAGAACTATAAATCAGTACACAGATAAAAAGGATTACGATAGAAAACAAATCGAATCTTTAAAAGTTCGGATAGATCAAGATGGCTATGACCCAGCTTTTCCAATCGTTGTCGATAAGAAAGACGGCGTTTGGACTGTCGTTGCGGGCCATCACAGATTCGAGGCTGTCAAAGAACTCATTGAGGAAGGAAAACTACCATCCGTCTTTAAAATTCCCGTAGTTACAAAAGAATTCGCTTCCGAGAACAAAAGACTCGCCGCCCAGGTCGCAGAAAACCATAGGCGCAGCGTTTTACCAACCGATGAAGCAAAAGCCTACGGGAAAATGCAGGAGAATGGTTGGGACGCTAAAACTATATCGCAAGAACTTGGAATTTCTGTTGGAGAAGTAAATAAGAGACTAGCTTTAAATAACCTAACTCCCGATCTATTTGCACTAGTTCAAAAGAAAGACAGATCCTTGCCTTTGGGTGTCGCTGAAACCATCGGCATGTTTGCCACTGACGCGAATGGTAAACCGAATTCTACGATTCAGATCAAAGCGTTTAAATGGTTTGTAGAGAACAGAAACAAATATCCCGGAAAAGGTCCAGCGGTCGTCCAGGAATATATAAAAGAATTACAATCCGGCGAACTGGAGAATTTCGATTTTGATAACGTAGCTACAGATATTCAAAGAGAAGCCCTACGTTCAATCGAGTCTATGGACAAAGCAAAAGCGAATCAGAAAATGTTAAATGTCATGCTCGATTCTCTTTCCAAAAGTTACCAGCGGATCCTCGGGGATAATATAAATTCTCTTTCACAATCCACTATGAAAGAACTGGCCGCCTCTCTGGCTCTTACAGCAGAAAAAGGGGTAAATTCTTCATCAGTTCTTGGAAGATTGGACGTAATTATCCAAGATCTTTCGATTATTAAAGATTCTATTCAAAGCAAAATGAGAGAAATCGAAGCCAATGCTTCTATCCCGACTTTGTTTGCTCGGTCTTTTCTTGCCGATATAGAATTTACAATCCAGCTTGCAGAGGAAATCCGGGTAGGTGAGAAAATTCAAATTCTAAAAGCAAGGTTACAGAGTATTGCCGCATGAGTAAAGAAAGGAGTAATCGAATTCATCCGGAAGTCTTTGAACTTCGAGCTATATTTACAGAAGCCATAGCTTTCAATCAACTCACGCACAATACTTTTGATACAATCTTTTCAGACATAGATAGGGTTTATAAAGAACGTGATAAATTTCGGAGATTTATCTCTAAACGAGAGTTACTTGGAGATTTTCAAAAGGAAGACCAATTTGGTGATCTGGATTAAAATTCTTTTTCAATATTCTAATCTAAAAGCCCTGAATTTTTTGTAAGGTCCTCTGAAATTCTCAGAATACTCCCGATCGTAGTCGCTGCCTCATTTACGGATTGGTTTGGATCAGCACCGCTTAGAATTTTTCCAAATGCCATTTGGGACATTTGTTGAAAAACTAGCGTTTGATTTAGGTTTTTAAAATTGGAAAGAAACTCTTTCGTTTTATTTAAAATGTCTTCTATTATGTTACTAGCTTCTTCGATCGCTTTGTTCGGGTCAGCACCACTTAGGATTTTCCCAATTGCTATTTGAGATAATTGCTGAAATACTAGTGTTTGATTTAAGTCTTTAAACTTCGTCGCAAATTGTTTTGATTTACTCAAAATGGAATCAATTGTTTTCTTCGCCTGCTCGGTAGATTCTTGTTCACTAAGTCCACGATGTATTCCGTTATGGGTTAGTTGAGAAGCTTGTTGGAAAATGATTTGATCTAGCATGTTATTACCTCCGCAGCACGACATTTTTATTCACCTATTACCACTTTGATAGCGGACAAGATTCGTTCTGAAATTTTGTCTTTTCTCGTACGAAACAAAAGCAAACAGAGCACTGCTCTAATTTCGGGATTAATTTCCACAGCATTTCGCAAGAGAGGCATATTCCCAATCTTTTAGAAGCAATCGAATCAATACTTTTAGGGAACTGGTCAGGCAAAGAACTGTCCTGGTATTGTGTATTCGTTTATAAGCTCCCAATTCATAAATCGGTAATGATAAACTTTGTATTTTGTATACCAGTTTGGAATGTGACAGCTATTGCATGAATGAATACAGCAAGTTGAAATACAACACTGTACGAACTGACTTCCATCGAAGCAAAGAGTTAAGTGGGGTGTTTGAGTATATCCCGAAGGACAAGAAGGACATGTGAACCAAGGCCCTAAATTAAAACAGTGATTTAATCCTCCGCATATATTACAGTCCGATACTATAGTCCCGTTGTCGATATGCTCACTAACAACATGCCATTCATCACCAATGGAATATGATCCCGAAGGAAATACATCATATCTATCACTTCCTAAATTCCCCACCCAATGTCCTGATGCTCCCGAGATAGGGGAGACGGGTCCATTAGGTGGGGTTACCCGAAAGGGTACCAGTTTTCTCCGTTTTTACTCCAATACGCATATATTCCTTGGGTTCGAAATCTAATTTGTGTATCATCGAATCCAGGGCTTGGAGATGTTCGTAAGAACTGCTTTTGTTCCATTCTTTGAAAAAGCCAGTTTATAGCATCCGCAAGTGATTCTTGGTTTAAGATTCCAGGATCTAAAGAAACATCAATCCCAATCAGTCCAGGGTCATATACTGGAAGAATTCTTTTTATTTCTGCAATCGGCCCGTCAATTACTGATCTTTTATATGAAAGTAATCCGATCCTTCCATTCGTTACTTCCGGAAGCCCGGGTGTGTTTACCCATTTCTCAAAAAGATTAATTCGATATGATTTTCTGGTCGGTCCTGTTCCAGGTTGGAATCTTTCGGACTCTGTATCCCAAAACATTAAGGTACTCTGATCGGTTAGGGACTCTTCCAGTTGGATTTCAAATATTCCCTCTAAAGAACCTGAAGTGGGTGTAATGGAGACTTCAGGGAATCGAAATACTGCGTCCTGTCGGATAATGAGTCCTGACTCTACTGTAATAATCGTTGGGTTCGTATTTGGGATCTTGAATCCAATTGCAGTATCCGTTAGACGTCCTATAGTCGCGAGGAGGGCAGTAAGGAGAGCCGGAATTCCGGAATTCTCGGGGGTTGCTCCGGACAACCGATTTATATCCTCAGCTTTAATTTTTTGAAACTGGTTTTGGAAATATACTTTTACTTCGTTTCCGTTTAAGGGAATTTGGGTTTCGTTCGCCACAATTGGTATATTAACATTAGGTAAAATATCGGCTAATCCTAAAAATTGTTCTTGAGTAGCATAAGCCCATTGATTCATTATATTCTAAATTCTTGCATAATTTCGAAAAGTGAAGGATAAAAAATCTTATGAAACCGCTAATTTTTGATTACGCAATATCTCAACAGGATACTCCTTGGCCAAATTTAAAGTACGATCGGGATCTAGGGTTGAATTTCGTAAACAATAATAAGTTCGTAGATTTGTTTTCTTCGTCGTCAGCTTTAATTACAAAAACAAATACTCGGAGAGAAACAGATGACGATTTACAATCAACAGATTCTATTAACTCAATATTTTACATAGCAACTAAGACGGACACAATTAAAGAGACAGATGATGAATTGAACAGTTTTCAGAAATCTTTATATTTATTAACCAAAACAGAACAGAGAAGAGAAGAAGATGAATAATGTCCTTATCATCACGAATAAGGAAGATATCACTGTAGATTTTGTTATCAGTAGATTAATCGAATTGGGAGTAAATTATTTCAGATTTAATACTGAGGAAATAGGTTCGGAATTATCTATAAAGATACATTCTGTTAACTTTGGAATATCGATATATGACAATATAAAGAACAAAGAGATAAATTTATCCTATTTCGATTCGGTTTACTATAGAAGACCTAAGCTACCTATAATTCCAATTAATACAAGCCCAGGTGAAGCTTTGTTTTTATCGCAAGAAATAACTGTAATATTGGAATATGTGAATCTATCCTTAGCTAACAAGAAATGGCTAAATACAGTCTCCGATCTTAAGAGAGCGGAAAATAAATTAAATCAACTAAGAATTGCGAAGGAAATCGGATTCAATATTCCAGAATCTCTGGTTACGAACATCCCAGAAATAGCCCAAAAATTTATTTCAGATCAAATAAGTGCTATTATAAAGCCGCTAAAAGTTGGGCTGATAGAAGAACCTAATGCTAATTCAAAAATTGTTTATACAAATGAAATTAATGATAAATTTATAGCCAATATAGATAGAGTATCGGTTTTTCCTGTTTATATTCAAAGAAAGGTTGAAAAAGCATTCGACATTCGGGTAACTATTGTAGCCGAAGAAATTTTCGCTGTATCCATCGACTCACAGTCCAATGAATATTCTAGAACGGATTGGAGAGCTGCAAAGGAAATTTTACCACATCAAAGCATTGATCTTCCGGAAAAAATACAGAAGTTCTGTTTTAGTATAATGAAATATTATAATCTTAATTTTGCAGCTATCGATTTGGTTCTAAGTAATGATGGGGAGTATTATTTTCTCGAAATAAATCCAAATGGTCAATGGGCATGGATAGAGCAATTGACAAATTATCCAATTAGCCAGTCGATAGCAAATTTCTTAGTAATTAATAAGAATGAAAGATAGAATTTGCAAAAGTATAAACCTTATTTGGCCTTTGCTATTAGGGGAAAAGAATCATTATAATAAATTTTTAAGCGAAGATGCTCTGAAATCGAAAAGAATAAATGAAAAGGATGTAGATAGAGCTATTAAAATGTATGAATTGCAAAGAGATAGAATTAAGACAATTGAGTCTAAATCGATCGTATTTATTGGATTCTTTGCGAGTATAGTAGCAATTATAGGAATCGCAATAAGGGAAATTATTCAATTAAAGGATAAAAGCATTTCAGATTATATTTTAATGATACTTGCTGGCATATTAATGGCTTATACATCTATGATTATTTTGTATGCGATAAGGGCTCTAGAAAGAACAAGCTATAATAGCCTAGATGAAAATGATATTTTAGAAAGTGGTCAAAGGCAGAAATTCATTTCTATAATTAATAAAGTAAAAAGAAATTATGATGCCATCAACGACAAAGTAGACTATATGAGTATGGCTCAAGAATTTGCAAAGAAGATTATTATATTAATTATCATTATAGCATTAATAATTATTATCTTTGGAATTATTCAATCAACGAAATTAGTAAGCTTAATTTATGAATATTATATTTACGAATCCGAAATATCTTCGTGGTTAAAATAATTCGGATAAAAGAAAGGAAAAACAAGGCTATGAAGTGATGAAAATGCCGAAATAAACAATCGTCCCGGCCACTTTTATTCGATTGAGTTTTATAAACAGTAAGCCTGATATTTTTGTTGGATCACTAGTCAGAACTAAAGTAAACCCCCGATCAGGTACTAGGATCGCAGAAACTCCCTTTGTCCCTGGACCAGGACGAGCAATCTCCAAATCCAGTGCAGATACATCTGAAGCAAAACCAAACTCATCGGACCTTAAAACAAAGAAGTCAGGTGATGGAAAGATTTCGGAAATTTTAGGAGTGGTCGATTGATTGGATAGGACGTATCCAATAATATAACCTATAAATTCCTCATCACTTAGGCTAGCAGGCCGAGCAATCCCAAGAAGATCCGCCCAATCTTTTAGAAAAGTCGATTGTGCATTAGAAAGAGTAGAAGAGTTTGCAGCTAGTTCTTGGTATCTTAAATGCCATTCTAAGGCGTTGAAAATCGCTCCCTTATTAATATCGTTTATGTTTGTGATTGGATTAAATTCAGGACGAGAAGGATCAACGAATAGATCCTTGAAAGATGGATCTGTGGCGTTGAATTGAGGAAGATATTCAATAAGAAGGTTTTCTCTTTTCATTATTAAGTCGGCTCTGTTCTTACTATGGTCCCGTTAACTTGACCACCGGAAGTTCCACCCGTTCTAGGAAGGTATGTATCTGGCACGGAAATATCGATTGGACTTGGAAGAGGGGAGGGGATCGGATCATTCGCAAGTTTTCCAAAGAAACTTTGAATGTTTACTCTATAGAAATCAGGATGGGATTTTAGAATTGTTGCTATGACTTGCTCTAAGAGAACATCAAATCCAACCGGTAAAGTATTTAGATAAAGAATTAAAGCATTTGTAGCTGTGTTTAAAGCATCGGTATTTGTTAGTTGTGAATCGTTAAGGATCTCTAATTCAAATTCTACAGTAATTCCAAGCACTGGAACAGGAGCCACATAAACATAGGTGCCAGCCGCTGCGTATCCTGGAAAGTTTTCTGGATCATCTAAGTCCCCTTCGATTGTCTTCCGAACTAAATTGAGTAACTCTGGCGGTGGATTTGAAGTACCGTCCGAAACATAAATATTAATCCAACCAATTTCGAAATTTCCGGATAATGGATTTACGTTCGTGGATAATTGAACTCCGGCAACTCCGGGGATTGAAGAAGCTGCGTTATAGATTCCAAGCGGAGTAGATCGTCCCAAGGAAACAATGAAGTCACGGAACCTTCTAAGCCTTGACTCTTCGGTTTCGAAATTAGTTCCACCTCCGAAGTCCGCTGTATTCCAAAGACGAACATTAGAGGGGAGTGGAATGCTTAAAGAACCGAGGCCCTCCGCTGTATCAATTGAAAGTCTACGGATATTGTAATCGGTTCCGGGCTTTGTCGCTCTGAGCTCTACTTCTACGTAGGGTTGATTTACTTGAAGATTTACAGGTGCTACCGACTCAAATCCGAGACCGAAAAGATCCAAAGAGAAAATAGGGATAGATAAAGGTTCTACTATTCCATTGTTCTCTATCCGAACAAAGCCAGAGGAAAGATTCCCAGGAAGACGACTGAAACCAAAAGCGTTGTAGACTCCTTCCCTGATTGAGTAACGAAATCCATTTAAAGTACGAATATCCCCTTCGGATAAAATAGTCGCGATTGCTCGGATGATCGTAGAGATTCGAGAGTTAGGATTAAAATTAGTAAGTCGCGATCCTTGTGCTACGAGGTAGTTAATTAATGCAGTGTTATATTCTAAAAATGTCTTTGGAATATACGGAGCTGGGGAACCCATCCCTTAGAATAAAAGGGATCCGCAACTATCGGGAAAAACCGATATGAAATAGAATCCTTAAAATCGATGAATGGTTTCGCTTGGAGGAATAACGGATTTTGCGTCTGGATCTTTTAATTCAGTAACTAGCAACGCCTTCTCTGGACCTCTAGGTTCCACATACGTTCCTAAGAATTCTTTTTCACTTGCTTTCTATAACAAAAAAGCCAACGGAGATTACGATCACACATCGAAAGGAGAACCGGAGTATTATTTCGTAAATGGACCTCTCCAATATTCTGAGAATTATAAATATCGAAGATCCATAGAACAAACTTTCGGGGCGACGGTTGTTATCGATTACGGACCTGGAAACCATGAAATTCGATTAGAAGGAGAATTTCATATTTACCATTTGGGTCTTCCAAGTAAGCCGAACTCAGACATACCAGGCTCTAGCGGACAGGGGATGTTTCAAACTGCGGTAAATGCTGGTAAGACATTTCTAACTAACAAATTTACAAGTTACTATGATAAGATTCGTTCTCAGTATTTAGCACTAGGTGGCGGAAATTTTCGTTCCGGACTACAAGAGTTTCAAGACTTTCTTTTTTTCTTACACTACTCGCAATATAACGGGAAGTACGAATCGAATGATATTCAGGCAAAGCAAATCGCAGGAAAACTTTCTGGTACTATAAATTGGAAGAAGATCGCAATCGTATTTCGTGACTATGATCGAAAGCGTACGGTCGAGGTTGTAGTACCAGGAAGTGGATTTACAATTTCCCGTTCTGTAAGCGATACGAATACTTATAAATATTCTTTAACACTCACAGTAGTCCGCGAATTAGATTTCGAGAATATCAAATCGGAATTAGTTCGTTCAAATTTTAACCCTTCCAGAACAATATCTGGTTTAATGAATGAGTTGGAAAACTTGGTCAATACTCCATTGATTTTAACCGGGACCTTACTCGGAGCTGCAAAATTTATAAGGGCTTTTGGATCATCTACGGCTCGACTAAGAACCTCCTGGGACAGGATGAGGGACCAATTCGATCAGAATGGAAAATTGGCTAGAGTAACTTTCCAAGAAGGAATCACGGATCTGGGCTTTCGTGGAAAAAAAAGAGGATTTAATGACGAAGATATTTCCTCGGCTATAGACGGAGCATATAGTCTATCCCGATCAAGGGAAGCGGAGTTTCGGCAAAACCTTACAAAAGCAAATACAGAAGCCTTAGCATTGAATTCAGCTATAGGATCCATGACAATTCCCATACCGGATAATTCTTCATTTGAATTGGAATCTTTGAAGCCAAAGGCCGACTTTTTTAATTGGATAGATAACGATCTATATTCTTTCGTAATTACTGCTTTAGAAATTCTCACGGAAATGCAAGCCGCGATAAATTATGCGAGTATAGATAACACATTTTCTATAAAGCAAATTCAAACCGGAGAAACTTACAATTCTATAGCACAAGAAGCTTTAGGGAATGAAACCCTTGGAGAAGCGTTAGCAAGATATAACGGAGATTCAGATGTAAAAAAAATAGAGAGAAAAGTTATTAAAATTCCATTCGGTTATTCAACGAATGTCGTTTCTCTATTATCGGAGAATCCTAGCGCGAGAGATCTAGAAATTGCGATACTTGGGACCGATATAAAGCTTTCGGAAAATCGCGCGATTGATATTTCCCCAACCGGCGACCTTGGAATTATTGAAGGGGAAGAGACTTTAATTAATAATACTCTAGATATAATTGATATTCCCCAAGGTTCCATCCCAGGATTACCAGAGATAGGAAATCCGATTCCTATCGGAGAAATACCAACCGAAGAACAAATTCAGGATTCTATACAAAAACTTATATCTCAAATCTCTAAGGACCCAGGTGTAAAAAGTGTTCGGTTTTTGAATATGGAACAAGTAGGAGATAAGATCTTATTTGTCTTTCGATTTGAGTCCGTCACTGGTGGAAGTTTCGTTTTATCCGTATGAATTCATTTTCAAACGATGAAGAATACTTGCAGGTGGGTCCTAATTCCATTGATGATATGCAGACTCCTCCGAACCTAGCGGTCGTAACTGCAGTATTGCCGAGATTTAAGGCAAACATTCTTACAACGGATGGAGTTGAATTTCAAAACGTAAGATACTTTGGGCCATATATTTCAGAAAACTCCGCTCATGGTCGCGCATTCGGTTTCAAGAAAAATCAAATAGTACTCGTTGAATTTATCGGAGGTAGTTTTAGAGCTCCCATAATTACGAAGACCTTTCCTTTTGCCGCTCTGGATAAAGATTTGAATAATCTATCAGAGTTTTGGAAGAAGTACTCTTTTATTAATCCAGAAACAGATATAATTGATTTTCACGAATCCGGGTACTTTGTAAGGCAAACAACGAACAAAATCCAGATTTACGACAGAGAACAAAATATCATTTCTGAGATTGATTTTATAGAACAAAAACTAAAGTGGAAAATGCAAAAAATCGAAATCGAATCGGATGTTTCGATAAAAGGTTCTTTAAGCATTGAGGGAGACAGTCAATTCACTGGAAAATTGGATGTTAGTAAGGAGATTACTTCTAATATAGATGTAAAAGCCGGGGGAATCAGTTTGAAAACTCACCCACACCAGTACAATCCAGGTCCCTTGCCGCCCGTTCCAACTGGACCTCCCGAGCCTTCACCTTAACCGATATTCCAATTTCAAATTACTTTTTGAATTAGTGACTTTCAATATTACACCGAAGAAGTTTCTAATTGAGTTAAGACTTCCTGGAAATAATCGCACCATCAATTTTCCAGTAGAGCATATTAAAACAATTCGGTCCCACAGATCTATTTCCGCTGGGTCAGGTGGAATAACTTTTTTAATACCATACCAAGAAGTATATCCGGTCCGTCTTGATTCGGAGGAAATTTCTCCAATTCGATTTGATAAGATGGATTCTGGAAATTTTACGGAACTTTCTTTTCGACAAATCTTTTTACCAAGAACTTTAGTATTCTTATTTATTGATTTAAGCGATAGCGATTCTAAAGAGTCGAATTTTCTTCAATTAAATGTCGGAAAGGTATCAAGAACTGAAAGAAGCTATTCGGGTGATGGAAAAGCTTTTGTAAACGTAACAATAGAACCTGCTGAATCAATCATTTCTAAGGCTCAGTATTTTTTAGACTACCAGAGAAAAGAGGGGGAACCTCAAAAGAGAGCAACAGATACTTTTGTTGGAGTCATCCAAAAGTCAGCGAGTTTCTTTAAAAGTGATTTGAAATCTTTACTCACAAGTATTTGGGATGATTTGATCTATGATTTGTTGACCATACCGAGATTTTCAAATACGGAGTTTGTCACAAAAAGCGGAAGTGATGACGGATTAACCCTTATTCCTCCGGAAAAAACTTATACTTCTAATTTTGCATACGAAGCGCAGATCATTTCTAGCTTTTCTATAGGACATTATATTTCTCTCTGGGACATTCTCCGATCGTATGCAACTCCTCCTTTATATGAACTGTTTTGCGATCCTCTAGAAACAAAAGAAATAGGAGGAAAATTTGGAAATGGGATCCTCTCCGGAGACTTAGGGGGAAATCCCGGTTCGAAATATGCAGTCGGAAAAAGATCATTAAAAATCATATTTCGTCCGTTACCGCTATATATGTTTAATTCGAATGGGGAATGGAGAAATTTATCTGAAGATAATATCGACGCATTTTATGAATTTACACTCGAAGATCTTATAGAATATAAAATCGAAGAACTGGAAGAGGACGTGGTTTGTGGAATTCACGTTGCACTCAATGTTTATCAAAATTTTGGAACAGTATTGTCCGAACCCAAATATAACGAAAAGATCCGTTCTATCTTTGGAACAAAACTTTTACATGTAAAACTTGCGGGTCTGACATTTAAAGAGGAAAACCTAAGGGTTGAAAATAAAGAGAAATACAAATCGGAACTAGCAAAGATTCGGGACAATTTATTTTCTATATTTTGCAATGAAGAACAGTTAAAGATCGGGAAAGGAAGTTTCCGAATGGGATTCTTTCCAATCAGGGTTGGTTTGCCTTTCCGAATAGTTTTTTCTGAAAAAAAACGATATCCGGTGCAAAAGGACGATATAGCCGAATACGGATACATTACCGATGCAATTGACGAGTTTTCTCCGAGCGAAGGGAAGGCTCATTCTACAATTCATTTTAAATGGGCTCCAACTGACTCGAGATCTATTTTTAAAGATTAAAAGATCAAGAAACTAAGCTCATACCTTTTCTTCAAAGGGACCAAAGAACCGATAATGAGCTGTCTATTTAGAATAGAAATGTGGTTACAGCGAGAGAGATCGTTAAATCCTATTTTCTAATTTCGAAAGGAAGAAAAGAACCAATAGCCAAAGAATCCATTCGTTCTGATGGAAGTGTTTGGAGAAAAGTAAAAGATATTAAAGGCGGAAAAAACAATTGGAAACAAATAAAACCACCCTCAAAAAAACAAGACTTAGATAAATTCAAAGAGGATAATAGGAAGGAACGAAAGAGTGTAACATCCTTACAAGATTCAAAGAATTCTGTTCAACAACCGAATGCCACAACGCCAGATAAAACGGGCGAGCCTTTCCGCCTGCAATCAGAGTCTTTAGCTCCGAAAAAAGGGGTTCAAAATGAACCAAACCTATTCGGGATCACACCTCAAAATGAATCTAAGTTCATAAAACAAAACTACTTACCCATATATACTCCGGAGGAAATCAGAACAATTCCGGATCTGGTCACATCAGTAAAGGACGCTCTCTTAAAAGAAGGACTTACAGCAAGGGCAAAGGAATTCGTAGATCTTGCCTATCATGGAAACAATAGAATGCAAGATATTCTAAATCTTGCTTATCGTTACGTTCGAATCTCTTCTGACTCCGTAAATAAAATAAGAAAAATGATCCTAGCAGGATCAGATCAATCTGGGAAAGAAAAGAATCTATTAGGATCAAATGCGCTTTCCGAGGCAATGCTTGGAAATCAGAATGCGGCGGGTCCAAGGGGAGATACAAAAGAAAAAATAAGAAATGCAGTCCAAGGTTCAAAGAAAGTCCTTCTTACAGGAAATAGCTTATCCGAAGTGGTTAGAGAAATTTTAGGGAGTCCACTTTCAGTAAGCGACCGTGAGTATGTCCAAAAACTCTATGATTCTATAGAAAAGCACTTAATCCCAGTATTATCCGAAAGAAAAATCAATGAGACTCTTTCTTCTCTTAGCGTAAAAGATTCGGATATAGTACTAAAACTAATACGGAATTATATTACTGAGAACCTTCTTAAATACAATGAGAAAGAAAAAGCGAATCCAAAAGAAGAGAACCTTTCCGAGATAAAAAGATCCGTCCTTGCAACTAAGTTTCGAAACCTAGCCGATAGCATGGAAAAAACAATACAAGCAAAAGAAAATCCTGCGATCGCAAATATGAATGCTACAAGAAGGAGAGCGGGAATCGCAGCGAGCATGTATGAGGATGCCAAAAGACTCAAAAAAACACAAACGGCACTTCTTGGAATGGCTTCAGCATTAGAATTAAATCAATTACCTTCATATTTAGAAACAGTTAAATCAAAGAAAGATATAGATTCTATATTAGATTATTACCGTTATATTCAAAGTCAGAAAACAAGAGGTGTAGAAAAAGGTAATTCAAAACTTAATGTAAGCTTTTCGAAATTGCGCCATTACGATGTTTATCAAAGGGATGGAGAGCCGAAAGTGCGCTCGAATGGAAGCGTTTATAATGTTTCTCTGGAATGGGCAAAAGATAATAAAATCGTTTCACCAGAAATATTTAAGCAAGCTAAAAAATTCATAATAAAAGACGGAGAAGACCCAAATACATATATTGAGACAAACTCAGCACAAGAAGCGGAAAGAATAAAGAAGATACTTGAAACTACAAAGCTAATCGACGGTTGCCTATATGTAAGACCAGCAACACCTAAAACTAAAAACCGAGTTACTATCGACGGAAAAGAATACGAAGTGTTTTTCAAAGGGAAGACGTATATGGTCTATAGTGAAACTGCACTAAGTCTTCTTCGACTTGGATTTAATTCGGTAGGAGAAGTTGAGAAAGCAGGACAATTCCTAACAGATATAATTAATCAGGGAGGAATTAATCCAGAGAGCGAGAAGAAAGCCAAGATTAAGAATCTCGAAAGAGAATTGATTGGACGAAAAATATCTGGCTTCTTTCCAACTCCAAAATCTTTAGGTGAACATCTTCTAGAGCAGGCAGACATAGAGCCTGGAATGTCGGTATTAGAGCCCTCCGCCGGGAAAGGAGACTTGGCCGATCAGATCCAAGAGAAGACAGGAATAGAGCCGGATACTATTGAAATGAATTCCAGTTTAAGGGAAATTCTCAGTGAGAAAAACCATACGCTCGTTGGATGGGATTTCTTGGAATATAACGATAAAACCTATGATCGAATAATTATGAACCCTCCTTTTGAAAACGGCCAGGACATTGAACATGTAAGACACGCTTATGATCTTTTAAATCCCGGAGGAAGACTCGTTGCTATAGTTTCGGAAGGACCTTTCTATAGATCTGATTCGAAAGCGAGATCCTTTAGAGATTGGATTTCTGAAAACGGAGGATTTTCTGAACAATTACCAGAGAATTCATTTTCTGGTAAGGACTCATTTCGCCAAACTTCTGTCCGAACAAGGCTTGTAGTTTTGGATAAACCCTTAAACCCGAATTCGTTATCTGAGGCAATGATAGGAAACAAAAATGCAGAAGGGAACCACAAAGTTGAGAATGCAAATCCTGAAAATGAAACTATAGCGGAGAAACCAAGAAGTCCAATTTCCGAAGGAGTCCAGGCTGCAAAAGAAGAATTAGAAAAACAAAAAATAAATGAAACCAATCTTTTGAAATCGGCGTTGCCGTTTGGAACTAAGGTAACTTTTAACGAAGAAAACCAAGAAAGTATAATTTTAAATTCAAAACTTATAAATGGTGAGCTTTATTATGAATTAACAAATGGGCAAACGGTATCTTCAGGCTTAGTCAAAATTCCTCCGATTGTAGATCCAAAGGAAATCGATGATAAAATCAGTTCAGCTACTCCAGAAAACCGTTCGCAAATAACAAAGACCATTTTTGGAACAACCAAAACGGAAGAGGAGGCAACCAAGGAAATAGAAAGTGAAAAAATAGTGTTCATGCCTGGTTCTGATATTCAATCCGTTCTAATTGCCCGAGGACTTGAGGAAAGAGTTATTCAGGATTATTCGAAAGCACCTGTAGACAAAATCATATTATTCAATGAGAAAACTATCTTAGAAAGAGAAAGACCACCATATATTCCAAAAGTAAACACCGCGGATTTTAATTATTTCAAATATTCCTTTCCAAAGATCAAAGTAGGGGATGATAAGTTCTTGGTTCTCTTAGCATCTTCAAAGCCAAATTTCCAGAATGGAAGCTATTCAGGAAACTCAGATCCGGAGTACGTTTTAATGAATGGAGACTCGCTTGTAGCGACAGAAAATTACTACCGAACTCTATTAAAAGCACAACTAAAGAAGAAATATGATAATGCAGGAATAAAAAAGAGGGTCGTATTAAAAGAGCTTTCTTCCAATAAGATGACTTCGGAACAGTATAGGATGATTTCTTACCAAATATTCGGAGAAAATTCTTCGAGGTATGATACAGAGAGAAACAAGAAAATCTGGGATAACTATCGTGAACTTCGTGAGACATTAGGATACAAAACGATCGATGTAAAAAGAAGAACAGCAGACCGAATAGATCAATCAACGTATTATAAAGGTCGTGAGACTTCGTACGGTGACTCTGGATTAGTAAAAGATTTATTCGAAGATTTTGGAGTATTAGTCAAAAGGCAAAACGGAGATGATATTACTCCAATAGAAATCAATCAAGTCAGGGAAGCTATTTCAGACGTTTTTTCAATATTCGGGAACCGTTCCGAGATGGCCCGAAAGTTTGGTTTAAAGTTTTCACATTCAGGGCAAGTATTAATGCACGCTATGAATGCTCATGGTTTATTTTTCCCTGCTTTTAAAGCGATTGGTGTCTCTTTCAAAGGTGGTAAAGATCATGGAGCTTTAACGTTATCCCATGAATTCGCTCACTTAATGGATTACTATGTTGGAAAACAAAAAAGTCAATATTTTGCCTCGGAGAAACTTGGGAGTATAGAGAATCAAATTGCTTCTATTTTCCGGAAAGGAATGCGAGCTAGAAAGACTTCCGAATATTATTCTCGCACTTGTGAGTGTTTCGCTAGGGCATTTGAAATGTATTATTACGAAAATAAGTACAAAGATGAGGAATTTGACGAAAAAGAAAATCCTAGCTGGGAATATTACCGAGCGAACGTTCGTCCTCTCGTTGAACAGTTCTTCGATGTGAATAACGATTATTTAAAATCTGAAATCTTTGATATAGTGTTTAGCCGGAAAAGGGAAAGAAAAATTAAAAACGTTGCTTAAGAAGACTCCCCGATTCTAAATTTTCCTTATAATTCAATAAATCTAAATGTAAGTAACTATGCCTTCTTTTCTTGGTCCATTTACTGACGATGAGATAATCTCGGAATTAGATGTGAAAAATGTTCAATTTATAGAAACTGAAATTGATTTTTCTACACCTAGCGGAGCCTATAATTTAGGGGAAGTCTTAGCTATTGGTGCAAACATTTTATATGTTTTCTTGCAGGTAAAATCTGTATTTGACGGTTTACCTAGCGTAACTATAGGGGATACGACAAATTCCACAAAATACATGGATGAAAATTCCTCAGATCTTTTTGAGGAAGGGAATTATATTGGACTAGTGTTAGACAAGTTCCAATTGATTTCCCAATGTCGAATATATTGGAACCCTGGTGATTCAACTAAAGGAAATCTAAGAGTCTGTGCTCTAATCACAGAACCCTAAACAAAATTCTAAAATAATCCAGAACGATTTAGCTTTTCATCATACAACGAGGGATGAGTGAAAAGCTTTTCCTTCATCCATTTCATATTCTAAAAGCGACTCCGGAAGAACGGACCGGAGCGATCCGAATTCTAATTCGTGCTTCATCCGAGAAAGAGGATCGTCAAGGCGAGATTATTCTTAAATCAGCCTATGACGACCCAAGTATGCGCGCTCAGTTCAAAGCGCAAGGGTATCTAGATTATAATCATTTAACGGATCTTATAGACAAGGAGATTCGAGAGAAAAAACCAAACGCCGTCGAACTTGTTGAACTCCAAAAAGCAAAATCAGCGGCTATCATCGGATCCCCGGAAGAAATCGGGACTAAGAGTGATTTTCCTTCCTCACTTGGAATCAAGGAAGAAGGGTTATACATAGTCGGGCGCTTGTTTCCTGGAAACTCCTTTGTAGAAGAAATTCGAAAAGGGTTACAAGCGGGCTTTAACGGATGGGGAGCTTCCGTATCCGGTTTCGCTAGCCCAAACGACGTTGATAAAAACCGGATCAAGCGAATTCAACTTCGAAAGTGTGCAATCGCTCCTTTACAAGAAGTTATAAACCCTGACACATCTGTGCAACTGCTAAAAGGGGCAGTGATGCTACGGGATTTGCATAAATCCGTATTAGAAAACTCGAATTTAGAATATGAAAACGAACGAGAGAAGGAGGTAGAAGATTCCAGAATTTCTGAGTTAGAAAGAAAAATCGTAGGGTTATCAAGACTAATCTACTCGGTACCTTCGATACAAGACCAAACCCTAAACCAAATATTAACCGATGTCGAAAGTTTAACTGAGACTGGAAGTATGGATCTTCGTACTTCCGCAATAAGAAATTATCTTAGAGATACATACGGCTTTGATAACAGCGATCTAGAAAGCCTTTCGGACGCGATCTTCCTAAACCTTAACGGAGGATAATGTGTTCAAGGACGCGATAGAAAGACTGAAAAGCAGAAATTCAAAACGAATTTCAGATAAAAATAAAACCATTTCCAAAAGCGAACCCCAAGGTGGTTCTCCCGATTTACCTGCGTTGGCAGGTGAGGTAACGGAGTTATTGGATTCCGGAACTGTTTCTCCGGAGACAGAAAAAGTAAAAGATTGGGCTGTCTCAAAAGGAATCTCCGAAGTCGATGCTCAGGATTTTGCAGAAGAGGTCATCAGTGCCTATTTTGAAACTCCTTCCGAAGATCAAAAGTCCGATACGAGTGTTACTAAATCCGAATTAGGAACGGAAGACGAAGATAAAGATAAGGAGAAGAAGGAAAAGAAAAATCCAGAAGAGGAAGACGAAGAAAAAGAGAAAGAAATTGAAAAAGCAGGATTTCAATTTCTGCAAAAAATCGAAAACCTCGTTCTCGCATTAAAGTCCGACATTTCTGTTCTTGCAGAAAGTCTAGAATTTGTGATGGACCAGGTTGATAAACAATCCAGTCTTTCTCGCGAGATTCAAAGATTAAAAAGCCAACTAGGCGACATCGCAAATAAGCCTGCTAGTTCAAAAACTCCAGTAACACAAGCAAATCCGATCCAAGTTGCAAAGACTGAAGGTTTAATTCCGTTCAACGAACGAGAAAAATACGGGAAATTAATCCTTAAAGGAATCGAAGCTGGAACTTGCCAAATTGAGGACATTAACTTTTTCGAAACTACGGGTCGTCTTTCCGAAAGGGCCTTAGCTTTTGCTAATGAAGCAAACGGGGTGCAAAAGTAATGAACGGCCCCCATACTTTAGATCAACTATTAGAAATTAAAAAAGCCTTTGAGGCGAACACAGCACAGAACGGAGCGTCACCTTTTATCGATTATGGATCGAGCGGTGCCACTCTGTCCATGCAATCTCTGGACAAGACTTTCGTTGCGATCGTATCCACTGACAGAGATTTTAAATTCTTAAAACAAACTCCAAAACGGCAAATTAACCAGGTTCTTGCGGAGTACAATAAGAATCGGTCACACGGTGGAGGTTGGTATAACACATCCTATATAGGCCAATCGGATGAGCCTGAGTTTAGAGACGCAGAAATCCAAAGGTTGTATGACGAGGTAAACTACGTCGCCGAAGGATTCGCATTTAACAAAGTTGTAGATACAGTAACAAACGTACAAGATCCAGAAATCATCCAATCGAACGCCGCTTTAAGACGCGGAATGGAAAACATGATGCGTTCGTATTGGTTTGGAAATAAATCCATAAACAAATACAACCAAGATGGTTTCGTTACTAAGATCTCAAATCTTGGATCGGAATTTGTAACTGATGCAAGAGGCCAACTCCCAAGTGCAGATGAAATCAAAGAGTTCACATCGAAAATCAGAACCAGGTACTTCGGCCTTGCAAACCAAATGTGGATGCACAACACCACAAAAGCGTTGTATGACCAGATCTATGATTTCGCAGGTCAGGCCAAAGTATTACAAAACAATAATCATGGTCCAAACTCAGTAGGATTAGGAAATATCGTTCCTCATATCTGGGATTCTAACGCTGCGAATAATATGGTAACGCTAGAGGACGATATCTGGATGGATCGTCACGATTGGGAAGTCCCAAAACGATTAGATTCCAATGGAAATTTAGTAGAAGGTCCAACATCCGACACAGATTCACCGGAAACTCCTGTAATTGCATTAGCCGCGATTCCATCGGTAACAGGATCTAAGTTCGACGTAAGTTATTCAGGAGCATATAAATACAGAGCATGTGCAGGTAATTTACGTCACTGGTCTGCTGCTTGCGTAGTAGATACTGAGACTGTAAACACAGGCGGCGGAGTAGAAATCACTCTTACACCGGGTAATTCCGGTCCACCTACTACTCGGTTTGCGATATTCAGAGAAACGACTCCGGCGAGCGGAATCATCCGCTACATGGTAGAAGTTGTCCGAAACAATTCAGGTCCTACCACCATCTACCAGGATTTGAATTTCGATCTTCCAGGAACTACTATTATGATCCTGGGGGATTTCAATGCACAATCTGGTACTGATGAGAATAGAACATTCATTCTTTCGGAACTCTTAGGATTTACAAAATCACTATTTCCTTATGGAGCAGGCGGAAGGTTAAGGTTACGCCAAGGACTAGTTGAGCACTATGGAGTAATGCAAATCTTAGCTCCAGAAAAGTTCCGAGTCTTTAAAAACGTTCCAGTAAAACGTTAAGAAGGAAGCCGGGGTTTAAAATCCCGGCTTTTTTATGAATTACGAAACTCTTTACGACCAAGGTAAGTTTCCAAGAACAAAAACAATCCTTGGACAAATTGCTAAACTTGCTCAAAAGTCTTGGACTCAGAATACTCTATCTGTGCGCCCTGCGTGGTGGGGTAGGCAAGCTATTTCGAATTCCACTGGTGGTGGTGGAGGGATACTCATTCGGAAAATTCCGGGAGGTTATCAAGTATATCATCCAAACAAAGGAAAATACAATTACATGAAAGTAATTGAGAAGGGAAGGTCCCGCTATAACATGAAGGAGGCTTTGTTAAGTGGGAAAAGAGCAAGGATGGGGAAAAGAGGTCCTTACGTTGTAATTCCCTTAAGTAAAAATGAGGACGGATCACCAGTTGGTCCGATGAAAAACGAAATCAATTCGGTTATTACAAAGACAGGTAGCTATAAAGAAGAAAACGCTAGGGGGCAATTAGTTCCTAGGAATAGATACAAATATCGAAAGGACCCTGGAATGACTGGCAGAGGAAATGTATTTGCCGTTGAGCAAAAATACAAGAACGGGAAGGTCCAAAGATCCTTTATGAAATTCGTTACGGTTACAGAAAGGTCTAGAGGATTTAACTATCCTCAAATACCAGCACAGCGGATCCAGGAGGGAGTTAAAAAGGATGTGGATAAAGCTTTACGTTCAAAAACTTTAAAGAAGGCAGTCGCTTCCGACATGAAAGGTTTAATCGTAGAGCTATTAAGTAAGAAAAAGTAACCGATAACAAAGATCTAAAACTACCTTAGACCAAAATGGATTATGATCTTCGGGAAGAGGAAGATAGAAAAAGAGATGGTAGGGATAAAGGTGCTATTTTAGTCACTTATGCGGTTCCGCCAGAAGACGCAGTTGTAGAATATCTTTCTTTAACTCTTCCACTTACCGGCCTTTCAGATCGTAAAATCGATGCACCAATTATCCACGGCCATCCACTATTCACAGAAGGAATTTCTCAATCAGGTACAAACTCTCAATTTCCAAAGATAGGTGTAGAGTGGGTAAGAGATATTCCAACTCAATCCCTAGGTTTGAACGAAAAACATTTCAAAAACTCAGAAGAGTTTGTTCAATATCTAAATGAAATCGTAAAAAGATCGGACTCAAAAAGAGCAGCACCTAAGTCATTAATAGATAAATTCGCTCAGGAGAAATATTTTCAGGAATTTTCCCACCATGTGGAATCAGAAATTGCGATTGTAGGATTTGCTTCCGGTCATGCAGGAAGGAAAACATCGCAATGGTTGTTTGAGACTGTCCATTCTATTCTTCTTTTAATGGAAAATGATCTTCCTATTCTTTATCCAGGTTGCCGAGTTTTACTTCCGGATTCCGCTGAACCAAATCTTAATACACAAGATTTTCCAGAGCCCCTTTGGGGATTTGAAATCACTGTAAGAATTCTCCAAGTCCGTTCGATTTTCAGAACGAAACCATCCTACCTATTTCCCGATATAAAAGGCTACGAAATACATTTGAAGGGAAGTAAGTCCAGATTCGAAGGAGGCTTCGGACTGGCGGATTACCCTTAATGGAAAAAGAGAACTCGCTATTAGATAAGAACAAAATTATATCGGATGATCGAAAGAATCTTTCGAATACAGGAAAGAAGAAGAGTAGTCCAGAGGAATTTCTATTTCAGAAAGAAAAATCACTTGGGAAGCCCATTACTCCAAGGTTCCGAGAATTATTTTACCGTAAGTTCAAAGAACTAAAAGATCCAGAGCTTGCTTGGAGTTCCATTTATGGGAACTAGAGATGTCGAGTTTTTAGGTCGAGGATATGTTCGTCCGGGAGCTCGAGGTGCATTTCGCACGGCTTCCCCTCCAAGTGGAAGCTCTCCAGATTTCAATACTTTAATTCTTATCGGCCAATCAGATAACGGATACGATGCAAACGACTCAAATCTTGAATATTCGAAAAGGGTTATGGAATTCGGAAGTACTGAAGAATCCAGATCTCTTCTTTCAAGTGGCGACATAGCGGATGCGATAGAAAACGCTTTCTCTCCATCCAGGGATTCTCGGTTCTCATCAGGACCAATCCTTATAAAAGCAATTTGTGTAAATCCGAACGTGGCCGCCGAAGCCGAGGTAGAAGCCACAGGATATAAAGTCAAAGCAGTCATACCAGGACCTAAAGGAAATCAAATCCGATTCAGAATTTCAGGTGGTGGTACAATTATACAAATCGGAGATGCAAATAATATTCAAACATCGACTGCATTAGAGTCCCGAGAATTAGAAATAGAATACTCCGGAGATGCTGCAAGTGCAGGTTTGCTTTTCGATGGAACAAACTTTTCTGTTACATTGCCCACTGGAACAGGTGCTTCTACGGACGGATCTACAAGTTTCTCTGCAAATATAAAAGATTACACGACCCTTTTTGCTTTGTCAGAGTATATAAATTCAAAATTAGGATTTACATGTAGAATTCTCTCTCAGCCGGACAGAAAGACAAATACCTTAGATCATATTATAGCTTCCGATTCTTTAGAGATTAAAGGAAGTCCGAAAGTCCTCCATTCGCTTTTAACCCAACAAGAACGATATTTCAGAGGTCAAGGACTGGCTGAAATTGTCGCAGGTCCTATAAGAAAGCCCCTTGCGGATATGGTAAGTTTTAAATATTTATCAGGTGGCGCAACTGGAGTCCCAAGTGTTACGAACTGGCTTGATGCTATCGATTTGGTTTTTGATACTGAAGTTGCAAAAGGTTTTTATATTAATGTTTGCACAGATTTGGAAGTAGTTCGTCTTTATTTAGCGGATAAACTTGCAAGGTCAAATTCTCCGGAGGGATCGGATGAGAGGTTTGGAGGGGCAGGTTTAGATACTACAAAGACAGTAGATGAAAGAATAGATGATATCAAAAATACAAATTCTGAATTCTTAACGTTAGGGTTTTCTCCTGTGATGACCCGGATGGCTGATCGGATTACAGATAAAACCTATTCCGGGTGGATGATTGCAGTAATTCATAATGCAATCAAAGCTGCTGCAAATATTCGAGAGACTCCTACAAACAAAGATCTTAATATTAAAGATTCACCCGAGAAACTAACAAAGCCCCAAATAGGCAAGGTAATCCGCGCCGGTGGTTTAATTGTGACTCGAAAAGCGAACAACGGACCGTTCCGGATTGAGTTTGCTCTTACTTCATACCAAGCAGAGAATCTAATTCTAAACCAAACCTCTACAGTTTGCACTGCTCTTGCGATTGTAAAAGATTTAAGGGAATGGTTAGATTCGACCTTAGTTGGAGAAGTTCCTACAGATCCATCCGCAATAGGATCAAATCTAACGGACGCTGATATTAGAACTGCACTGGTGCAGAGATTTAGATATGTATATATTGCTTCGAGAGGATGGCTTACCAGAAACATTTATAACAGTGCTCCCGCGTTCGATGAAAACTTCACAATTCGAGCAGATGGGGATGTAAGATATTTTATTTTCCCAGACGGAACGATTGTTAGTCCGCTGAATTTCTTATTCTTCTTACTTGGCCTAGATGTAGTTCGAGGAACAAGCACAAGTTCCCAATAAGTTAAATTTAACGATACTTGATCTTTCTCCAGAAAATGGGGAATGGCAAGTCAGAGACCAAATCCGGATATTCTAACCGGGAACGATGCGATTGTAAAACTAAATGGGATCGCTGTCGGCTTTATGAAAAGCCTTTCAGTGACCATAAACAACCATGTAGAGCGTATCCAAGCAATCGGATACAGAAAGCCCCGAGGTCTAAAGTCCCTTGATTGGCAAGGTTCCGCATCCGCTGAATTTCATATTCTTCGAAGCGCACAAGAAGGCGTTGCGTATATCAACTCAAACGACGATGCCCGAGCAGATGACCTATATGATATTTTAATAATAGATAAATCTACGGGTCGAAGAGTTGGGCTCCTTACCGGTGCAGTCCAAACCGACGGGTTCAATTTAAGTAACAACGAATTTTCTGGGCGAAATGTAGAGTTTGAACTTCTAGATTTCGAACCTCTTGAAGCGTACAACTAAGAGGTGATGAATGAATATTTTATCACCCAACCGTAAGATAATTCTTAAGGCAAGCTTAGAAGGAAAGTCTCTAACTTTTGACGCTGAACTCGCAGTACCGAGGGTACGAATCGATATTGATTTGGCAGTAGGCCGAAGACTTGGTGGGGTTTCGTTAGAATCAATTCCGTCAACTACTCTCGGATATATCTATGCAATTCAAACCTTAGATCAAGTAGTTAAAAGTTTACCTGAAGATTTTCCGGAAATTCGAACGTTTGAAGAAATTGACGATCAGAATTTCGTAATCGAACTTTTTAACGACTACGACAAACAAGACCGTGCCTTTCAGGCCGAATTAAAAAAAAATAACAACCCTAACCGCACTCGAGGATCCCGAGACAATTCTAGATCTCTTTCTACTGAAAGAATTCGGGATAATTCCGGAAGGGATGAACAAGGGGAATCTATTTTTCTCCCAGAAGAAGTTTCTACTAGAAGCGACAGCGAAAGTAGACTTCCAGAGATACAAAAGAAAGATCAATCTGATTCTCACAAAAAAGCAAATTCAAGCGATGCAAGCGAGCGAGTTCCTATCGGATATAAGCCCTTCGATGGCACATATCCTGGAAGAACACGGAGGGTATTCCGAAGAAATGCTACAGAAGGAGGGTGAGTTAAAACGAAAAGAAATCCTTCGGAAAATCCAAGATGAGCTAAGAGAATATGAATGAATCGATCGAGATAAAGGCGAAAGTCAAACCTGACCTAAATAATTTCGATAAAGAATTCGATCGAATTTCCAAACGTGGAAAGAAAGGTATCGATGTAAAAATTCGTCCTCCTAAGGAAAAGTCTAAGTCAGCCAAGAAAAAGAAAGAAAATTTAAGTTCGTACTATTCTTCGGGTTCAAGTGCCGGTTCCAATACAATTGCAGTCGGTTCTGATTTAGATGAAACTCAACGCGGTGGTTTTGCAGGGGTCATTGAACGAAAACTTTCCGCATATAAAGAGATCCGAGAGAAATTCAAAAAGAAAGAAAAGAATGAAGATAGCTCGGAATATAAATTCGGAACAGAAAACGGATTAGGTTCTCTAGGAAAATCAGGTCTTTCAAGTGGAAAGATTGATAAAGCAGAAATAAAAATCCAAACTGCTCATTTCGATAAAATTGGATCTGGATTTGGAAACTTTGGCGGTAGATCTGATCCAAACAATCCAGGAAGTCAAGTGGGTGGGGGAGGACAAGGAGATCGATTAAGTACGATCGGTCAAGCCTTACCGTATATAGGTGCTGGCATTGCGATCGCTGGGGGAATCGCAAAGATCGTTTCTGCAGTAGGTGAACAATATACCGCTGCCATGCAAAGCCAAGCCTCAACTTATGGAGCAACTGGAAGATACATTGGCGGGGGTGGAGGTTTATTTGCAAACGCGGAAGTCGCTCAATCGAATTTAGCCCGAGGAAGAATCACCGGCGAAAGTATATATGGAAAAGGAAACCTTGCAGATGAAGAGATAATGCGTTTTTCTGCCTCGCAAGGAAAAAGTCTAAACGAAATCGTTACTCAACTAGAAACGATTCGAAAAGAGAATAAGAATTTAGATATAGGTTATCTTCGAGGTGGAGCTAATGCGACAGGATTTTCTAATTTAAGACAATCCGAATATATTTCTAAACTTGCTCAAATTTCAGAGAATTTAAGGGGACGAGGTTATTCGGGAGAAACAGAAGGATTTACTAGATTTGCCGCTGGTATAACGAGAGAGAGTGGGAGCATGGACCCATCGAGAAGACTTTCCTTAGCGGATGAACTTTCAAATCAAGGAAGACAAGGTGTTTTTGGAGGTGGGATTACCGGTGCTCTAAGTATGGCGGAAGCTATAAAAGCCAATAAGGGAGATTTCTTTGCTGCAATGCGGGAATCCGAAAAAGATCCCGGCAAATATGTTTCATCCGCTTTAAATTCTTTAGATCCACTCACTCGGGGAATATTAGGAAAAATGGAAGGTCGTAGTTTTACGGAATCCGAAAACCTAAAATTTTCTCAGAATAATTTTGGAAGAGACAATAGTCCTATCCAGGCAGGTGAAAATAAAGTTACCTATTTAGACAATTTAAAGAAAGAAGAGTTTGCAGCATACGGGGGAGGGGCTGCCCAAATCGGGTACGATCTAAACAAGGCAATGCTTGATCTATTTAAAGATAATCAAGCTGTGTTCAACAAAGTCGTGGACGGAATTAAAGTTTTAGAAAATATTTCCCTACCTTTAATTGCAGGAACGATTAACGGGTTAAGGGCAACTTTAGAAATGGCCGTCGGAGGTATATCTTCTTTGAAGGATGCAGTAATTCAATCCGCAATGGGAGGAAACACCCTGAAAATTAAATCCAGATAAGATTCCTTTTTCCCCACCGATTATATGTTTTAAAACAAAATGGATGAATGGAATATCATCGCATTCATTTTGATTTACTAACTAGAGATGGAGTCGCCGTTGAAAGACTTCTCGAAAAATTCGAAAAAGAATACGCAGTTCAAGAACCTCAAAGGTTAACTAAGAATATTACGCAAACGGATAACCTAGTAGATATTCCTATTCCATTAGGAATCGAATTTAAGTACGTAATCATACTTGCGACTTACAAAGAAAATGACACTGCCATCGCAGTCAAAGCATCCGACCCCGCTCCTGTTAAAGTACGTTTAAACGGTTCCTCAGACGAAATAGAATTAACGGAAGGATTCTTAGCCTGGACTGGTAGTTTGAATTCCTTACGAGTTTCTACGCAGTACTCCACGAATAAAATTCGCGTGGAAGTTTACCTCGGATAATGGGAAAGGTCTTCGATTTTTCTCTATTTGGAGTCGGCTCCAAAATCCGATTCGGAAGACGAGGAGCACAATTAAAATATAATTCTTCATCTATAGAAGTCAGAAACCCGGATGATTCTGATTTCGCTACCTTGAAAGTTGCGTCACCTTCGGACAATAAAGATGCAGTAAATCTTGAATATTTACGAAGCGAAGTTTTAGCAAATTGGAATGTTCCTGTTCAGAACATTTCCGAACTACAAGCTATACCAGCGAATAACAGAAATGATAAACAAATTCGAGAAGTAGAAGACGAACTCGCGTTTTATCAGTTTGATGCACAATCTCTTTTAGTTGTTCCTGATCCAATAGATTCACTTCGAGTAATTAAACCTAATGATCTTTCTACCCCCTCTCCTGGAAGGTGGATAAAAACCACAGCGAGAGCTCAACAACACTCCATTCTTCTTGGATTAAGTTCCGGAAACGATCATCCACAGTATCAATTGAGATCCGAAAGAAATGTTCCTCTCGGGTATGTTGGCCTTTCTTCCGATCCAGAGAATCCAGGTATTGAAATTATTTCAGTCAACGGAAGTACAATTACTTCGAAGATAAGATCGTTAGCAACTGCAGTAAGGCAATGGTTTTTACCAGATAAGGCAGGTACTTTAGCAACGGACGATCCATTTGTTGGAGCCTCCGAATCTAGTCCAGGAGAGAAAGGACTTGTTCCTACTCCAATTGCGGGAGAACAGGAACATTTTCTTTCGGGTGATGGGACTTGGAGAGAAAACTTCGGCTCTCTAAAAAATACTCAAGTAAAAACTTCCGACTACGCAGCTTCTAAATATGAAAGAGTTCTTGCCGAAGTGACTAATGGTGGGTTTTCGATAACCTTACCTTCCTCTCCAAAAAATAATTCGGTCATTGGAATATTAGATATTGCGAACCTTTCCGAAACAAATCCGATCACTCTATTAAGAAATGGAAATAAAATCCAAGGATTCGAAGAGGATTGGCAACTGGATTTAAACGGTGGATACTGGGAGTTAACTTACTCAGAGTCCCAAGCTTCCTGGTTCTTTTTAGAAACACCAGCTTATAACAACTTAAATTCGGGTACAAGTGTAAGTGATTCCCCTTTGTTTACGGAAATATCGGTTGCTCCTTCTGCTCGATCCGTAAAGCAATATACCGAAACAAAAATCCTGGATCTTCTCCAAACAATATTTCTTTGGGTTGGAATTTCGAATGGAGTAGGACAAGCACCGACGGGAACCATTCCTCAAAAATCTTGGTTCGAAGGCATAACCGATATAACTGGAACTTGCATTCTAAATACTCCTTTAGGATCAAACATCCTTAATATTTCCGCATGGATTGAAGATGGTCTTGGAAATTGGTCTATAGCAAGAAATCAAAGCTTCGATAATTCTGGAACGATTACTATAGGAATCACAGACGATCCTATTTTTCAAGAAAAGTTTATCAGGGTTTTCGTGTGGCATAAATGAAGTCCTATAGAATTGATTTTTTAAAAGAGAATTCAATCCGCGAGTATGTGGATAATCAAATAGAGCAAGAAGCGTCCAATAGAGAAGTTGCCGAATCGAATCTTAATTCAAGAATTCAAATATTAGAAACTGATCTGCCGAACAAAATCAATAACACAGAAAAAGGGATCCCCGGAGGAATCGCAACACTCGATTTAGATGGTTTACTCTTTGAAAGTCAAAGACCGAATGCTTCGACTATAGGAGATCTTGGACTTTTCGTTTACCAACCGGGCGGTGTGGCAAGTGGGAATATATTTACAAGTTTCACAGCCTTATATTCCACCGTTTCTGGATCTTTAAAGAAATTGCCAAAGACAATCTTTTTTGATTCTAGCTTCTTGTCGAATGGAGAAAGGTTTTTAATTCCGGATGGAAACTATGAATTTAATTTAGAAACAATATTTCGATGCGACAAAGGTTCTCTAACTAAAAATAACGGCATAGATTTGAGATCGAACCAGATCCTTTTTACGGAACTTCCTTCTTTCGAAGATTGTATTTTGGATGTAATCGGTCGTACTACACCTTTAATCACAAAAGAAATCGCTTTTATTTTTGCTAGGATAAAAAATTGCCAATTCGTTTGGGACGGATCTACTTCCTGTTCTTTCATTTCTTTTTCCAAGGACCTTTCTGCCCCGATCTCCTTAGCCAGGATTGAAATTTCAAATTTATCTAATACTTATGATTCTGATTTTTCACTTTTAGAAATATTCCCTGGTATTTCCGTTTATATCGATTGTTTGAACGACACTTTAATTCAAGGACAGTTTGCTAAACCGGGAGGTGGTGGAGTAGGGGGATATTTGATTTTTCAACCGGACGCGAGTTCCTTTGTTGAACCGAGCTCAGTGGGATTATATGGCTCGAATGCTGATATATTTAGAAAATCCCTTCGGTCCCCGAATTTTGATACTGGTCTTGATAATAGTGCTACAAGTGGATCTGCAGCAGGACTACCTTCTTTGCCAGCAGGTTATATGAGGATTAAATTTCAGAATTCAGACCTTTTAATACCAGTATATAATATAGATAGTCCATAATAACGTTCAAAAAGTTAAATCATAGTCTGGTTCCATATCGAAATCTTCCTCTTTAGTATTGTAGTTTTCCTCTTCCGAAGGATATTCACCGTTTTCTCCGAACTCTTCTTCTCCAGAGTTTGAATTCATTTCGCTTTGTGCTTTTATTTGTCCAAAATACTGCTGGTATGTTGGATTTAGAATGAGAGCTCCGGACATTTTGTATTGTTCAGGATCGACTCCGTATAAGTCTGCTAAAGTATCCCCGATTAGAGGTAGGTCGTTAGCTCTTCGAATCTCATCGATTAATTTTATATTAGTTACTTCTTCTTTCCAGCGCGCAATTTTGTCTTTTTCATCCTCGGGGTCTTTTCCAGCGAATTCAGGTACGATTCCTGGAAAAACATCGTTTCTAAATTCTTTTATATTTCCAAGGGTGTGTTCGAAAGAAGTTAATAGTGCTTTTTCTGATCTAGAAATTGACATTTTGATTTTGTCTTTTGGATTGGCTTCCGAAATACCTGGAGAATTGATTAAATGCAAACCTACTTCTGCAGCATCCATTCCGTGACCCATAAGTACAAACGAAACTAGCCACTGAATAAAATCTTTAAAGACCATATCATTAGGAAGATTTAATGGTGTCCAAGATACTTCTCCAGCCGAAGTTCCAAGAATCGGAATTTTATGGGAGTCATCCATTCCTGATATCATTTCTTGCCACTGAAGTTCTAACGATTCAATTGTTTCCGGAGATAGATCCCCGAGAACCGAAAGAAACCCAGCAGGTGGTTGTCTTGTGAATCTATCTCTATTAAATTTTAAAGTATTAATAACTCCTGTAAGATCAAGCATACAGGCTTCGAGAGGTGAGAACCCGAAACCCCGCATCTGAACATCCGAGATATGATTTTTATGATTCCATAATAGATCCGAAGAAGTGAAAGTTTCGACTACGGTGTTTTCGATCATTTGAACGAAAGCCACCGATTTATCTCCCCTGTATCCTAATTTGGGATCCACAGGGTAAATCGTCGCGGGATCTAAGTAGCGGATTTCAACAAGTTTACCTAATGCGTTTCGAATTAACCAAAATGCGGTTGAGTCAAGGGTGAGAGTATCCCTTATCATCATTTCGAAAACTGGGAAAAAATGATCTCGGTTATTCCACCCATCAACCAAGTCGCCCATTCGTTCGAACCATTTGCCACAGGCTTTCATTCGCTCTAAAACTTCGTCTGTGACCTCTTCGTCCTCATCTTCCATGCGAAACCAGAGACCTTCTTTCTTTGAGATTCGAGCGAATCTAGAAAGCCCATCTACTCGAACAGTATGGATCGCAGATATGATCGAAGTTCCGTAAGAAGCGTTACGCAAAATTTCGTAGGGAATTCTCCAGATAGGTCGGAGTAATACTCCTTCTTGAATATTTTGGTACTGTTGGTAAGTGTACGTGGGATTTTTTGAAAGTCTACCTGCGACTGATTCGGTATTTACCGAATTAAAAAAGGATTTTGCTAGATGAAGTAACCTTTCGTTGATTATACTTGGTTGAATATTGTTTGCAGAAGAAGTTTGTTTAGGGTTTGAGAGCCTAAGTCGTTTTTCTAAATTCTTTTGATAATCTTTTCCACGTGGCCGTCCTGGATTTCCCATCCCGACATTCTTTCAAAGATCTAGTATATCTGAGGTTTTTTCCGGATTTTTCCGCAGGGAAAAACCAATTTGAATAAAGGAGAATATCGGAGAAAGGTAAAGTTACCTTTTCTTCCGATATTCCATTGCTTTGTAGACTTCTTTTAAATGAAGTCACTTACGTTTCAGGATCTAGCCCGTCTTCAACTTCAAAATCAATTTAATATTTTAGGAACAGAAGAATTAAAAGATCCGAAAAAACTATATTTTATTACTGCAATTCACGCAAGCGGCCCTTGGACAATTCAGGGGAAGACTTTAAATCAAGATCCAAAGTTCCGTCCGTTTGTGAAAAATGGAAGCGGGCCTATCCAATTTCTTTTTCCGTTATGCTTGGAAGAAGCGACATTTTCAGGGGCTATTGAGGTAACTGGATTCTTCATTCCCTCAACTCCGATGACATGAACGCAAATCCTCAAAAAGGTTCCGCGTCTCATAGTGGATTAATCGCAAAGAAAATTCCGGATTCTTTGGGAAGAAATATTACACATTGGGTTAAACCGGGACAAGATATTCATACACCTAGAGAAAGAAAGATCCAGCAAGCAAAGCAGGATCGGAATAGAATTCAGCATAATGTAAAGAAAGATCCGAAAGTAGAAGCTCAAATAAAGGAAATGACTGAACGCCACCTTCAATTCGAAAAAGAAGCTAAAGAACAAAGAAAATCCTATGGCTCAGGTCCGAAAATTCCAAAGCCTGGAATGATTATGAGAGTATATGCAAAAGGAAAAGTGAATGTAGGAGGAATGCTTGCAAAAGTAAAAGAAATTGCATCCGACGGGAAAACGATAGTTTGTGAGTTTACTTCTGGAAAATCTTATTCACTGCCTTTAGAACATTTAGAATTCGCTAAATCCCAAATTGCCCTTCCGATTATTCAATAAATCTTAAATTCTTTGGATGGCATTTGGCTTTTCCGGTGATTTAAACAACCAATCCGAAGACTATAATTACCATGACTTAGGGCTTCGTGTTTATCCGGAAAGAGCCTTATATCCAAATTCACCACCTCCGGAGTGGGGTTGTTTAATCCATCCGGATGAATTCCGGCGTATCATGTTCTTTGGGAATGAGCCCCTTATTTCGACAAGGGGATCCCAAATTGAAGATTTTCAACTCAAGAACTGGATCGATTTAACCGTTCGAGCATTTTCGCAAGAAATAGAATGGGATATTTATCCTAGGCTTTGGCGACACAGACCTCTCCCTAATGAAAGGGGTAGATATGATCTTTCTTCTAACGGAGAAATCGAATCCTATGCAGAATGGGAAGATTTATACGATTACGATTCTACCAAGGCAAATTACTTCCAAGTAAAACTTAGAAGAAAGCCCCTTTGTCGTCTTCATAAATGGGATCTTACATTTCCTTGGACTGGTTCAACTTTAATCGATCTCAAAGATCGAGCGGTTCCAAATTATAAGACTGGGATTTTGCGCGCAGTTTTTACACGGGTCCCTTGGTCGAATTTAGCTCCGCCAATTACTGGAATCCAAGCTTGGAGAGGAATTCAACAAGGAACAAATTCCACACCAGGTGCTTACAGAATCGATTATACAACTGGATACGATCACGCATCCCGTGTTCCAGCAGAATTAAAAGAACAAATTCTTAAACTCTTTTGTATAAGCGTAATGTCAAGCTTCGGGGAAGGAGTCATTGGAGGAGTAGCGAACTATTCTATTTCAGTTGGAGTTATTTCTGAAAGTCTTGGAACATCGATGAGTGCAACATCTTCTCTGTTTGGCGCAAGAATTATGCAGATGACAAACGAACTAAAGGAATGGTGGAAAAGGAGTAAACATCGCTATTCTCAAATTCACTTAGGAGCTCTCGGGTAAGAGTCTCACCGATATTCTAAAGTCCATGCAAATATTTAAAAAGCATGGAAGACAAAGTTTTTCTAAAGGCTTTGAAAAAAGTAAGCACAGAACTCTACGGAGTTAGCTTCGATAAAGAAGCGGTTTTAATCGGGCAGCGTGGTATTTCAATTAAAGACGGAATTGTATCTCTAAACGATGATAAGTTCGATCAATTTAACGACATTCTATTTAACATCGATAAGGGCGGAGACTCCTTCGATTGCCGAGTTGTGACTATGGACCCCGGTAGGGTATCCAAATCAGTACTGCAATCGTATGGTATTACCAAAGGAGAAGCAAGGGTAGAACCCGGAATCTACAGAGTTAAAATTGGCACTCACCGGGGTCACATAGCTTTTAACCAAGATTCGGATATAATTGTTCGTAGAGATGCTAACGGAGATTACATTTGGGACGAAAAAGATCCAGTAGAGAAAGGAAGGTTTGCGATCAATATCCATGCCCAAGGAGTGGGAAAAGATTTTGTAAGTCAGTCTTCTTTAGGATGCACAGTAACTAAAGCCACTTGGACCGAACCTGGGTGGTTAGATTTTATTTCTCACATGCAATTTTGTGAGAAGATGGCTCGTAAAGAGAATCCTTTGTTCTCTGGATTTATCTATATAGTTCTCAACCAAGATATTGCGAAGAACATTTTAGGAGTATAACAAAGTGAATACTCCTATAAAAGCAGTAGAACTTTTAGAAATAAATCCCGAGTCAGAGAAAGCCCAAGAATTAAGATCCTCGCTTCAAAACTCTATCGTTGTAACAAAAAACCCTTGGAGGCATTCGAATAAAACCTTCTTTCTCGGTCTTGCATTCACTATGTACGGTTTCTATCTACTCCGCACGTTCCCAGACGTTTCTGTTTCTGAAGGTTTTGGAGAAATCAAGTTACACGCTATCCTAACCATTTTCGGCCTCACCTTAATGTCCTGGTTTAAGCTATCTGAGATCATAAAGGTACTTGGGGATTTTATTTCAAAGCTTAGAGGGGTAGGGCAATAAGTCCTTTCTCAAAAATTAGAAATTATAAGGAGTAAATATGGATATTAAATCGTTTTCACAGAAAGTTTTAACTTGGATTCAAGGAAATTGGAAAGTTCTTTTAATCTTCCTCGTAGTTGCACTTAGTTACCTAAGCGGTTGCATAAATGCAGCCCTTTTACAGTCCCAGGAATGCAAATCCTCCGGGATTATTCAAGATCCAATTCATTTTTCTAGAGACTAGAAAAATGCGAATATTTCTAATTCTACTTTTGCTCTCTCTGCATTATAGCTGTGCCTCAGCCAGTGCATCTCTAATGCCTTACGAACCATCAAAACACTGTAAAGGACCGCTCTACCTTCCAAAGGATATTCCCAACGCAAAAGCAGTTTCGGTGAAGGGTGTTCGAATTATCGAATCAAATAATAGGGACTGCTTGGATTATATCCAAAGGGTTGCAATTAATAACACGGAATATGCAATTAAAAACAAACCGAATAGCTTTATGGAAGACTTTACTATCTTTTCCTATGGCATTTTATTTTCCCTTTGTTTAGCAATTTTCCTATTCGTTTAGATTTGTTTTTATTTCTTTCGTAAGTTATTTTTCTTTTTGATTATGCGACCTTTAATGTATTGTGATATTCGCACCGAATCACACCGGCGACATCGAATTCCAATGTATCTCGCTTTAAAATTGGCCGGAAATTTATATAGAGTCTTGTAATTGTAGCAATCTTTGCACTTCTTTTCATCCTTTAATACTTTTCGTCCAAAGACTTTAACCATTTTTTGTATAGCTTGCTTAAATCTCGGATGGTATCGGTTTGCGGAATCCTTATATTTCGCTTTCTCCATTAAATATCTTCTATACGAAATATTCTTAGAATTCTTTATAAGTTTCTTTTTCCTTCTTCGTTTAACATGGTAGAAAGTTGAATATTGTGCCGGGTTGCAAGATTTACAAGTATCAAAAAACCCCTCTTTCTCGTTTAAATATCGAAATTGTCTAAAGGATTTTCTTTGATTGCAGACTCTACATTTGATTTTCTTTTTGAATAGTTGTATTCCGAACATAGAATACGCCTGTGTATAAGCGCGAAAGGAAGATCCAGAGAACTTTCCATTTTTATTAGTAAAGGTTTTTAATATATATTTAAAGTCATACGAACTGATTCGCGGATCTCCTTTGCGTATTCGTCTCTTATTAATTGATTCTAGTTTTTTCCTCTCTGCATCGCTTAAATTATTTCTATTTTGCCTCATCGGCAACCCTCCTTTAATAATTGCGCCTAATCTGTGTTAGTCGCCATATTCGACGGAATATAGTTTTTGTCCAGAGGGAAAAGGAAAAAGGCATTTTTGACAAAGAGCAACGTATTACATTCATAATATAGTTTAGTATACTTGGGAACACATAACATTACTATTATCTGATAAACTAACGTGTTATACCGTTCCTTTTATTTTTGAATATGTGCGCTTAACTTGCATTTTTTTAATTACTTGGAACCTGCACATATTGAAAATTGGATAAAGGAGCAAGAATGCAGTCTAGCGTAACTTCGAATCCTAATCTAAAAGAATTTGTTCCAAACTGGAAACTCCCGTGGCAGAAATTTTATGCCGGGAATATCCCAAGGAAAGGGAAGCCTATATTATTTCGTGAAATATCGAATTCTTATTTTATAGGACAAATCGATTCCGAAGGACTCATTAACGTCTCAGAATCAGGGTATGTGTATTCTAAAACGGATGGTAAAATTATAAATTTTGTATATTTAGATACACTAAACGACGGAATTTTCCGTTTTCCAAACCTTCCGGAAATTGGTCGTGAATTGGCTGTAAAAGACACTTACGGAAATTATTTTATTGGCAAATTGAGTGAAGAGGGGTTAATAGAGCGCTCTGGTACAGGTTACCGGTATTCGATTCGAGACGGATTTATAGATACCTGGCTTTACATTACATGTCCTTTGCCACAGTAATTTAATTCTAAATGGGATCCCACTTTCTTTTGTTTAGGATATGAATTCAGATATGGATAGTAAAGAAATTCAGCCTTTATTTTTTATTCGCTACGATACTATTTTCGAAGATTCTGAAAAACCGGACGAGAGTGAGCTCTTAACTATGGCTGAGGTTGTTGATAGGATTCGGGAACTATCAAAGGAACAAGTAGATACTAGCCGAATTGTTATAATAGACAGCGGAAACGAAATATCTCCTGGCGAAGATCCCATACGAGAAAAACGGTTATTTTCTTTAGATTTCTCTCGGTTAGGAATCAACCCAAAGTAAGGTTTTACTTATAAAATTTTATAAAAAACCTCCTTTTAAACTGTTGACACTGTCAATATAATAAGTCTAAATTTAATAAATATGAAAAGTCGGAAACCTAGGTTTTCGCTCGAACAGATAAAGGATCTAATTCGAAGCGGAAAAGCGGTTGTGACTTCTCAGGCTCAAAAGGACGCTCTAGAAGAATTCGGTCTAAGCGAAGACGAAGTTTTAGCGGAGGTTTTAAAATTGTCTTCGGCAAATTTCGTGGAGTCAAATCCATCGAAAAATTTCCCGGACGAATTTTTGGACGTTTATAAGCAGATTATAGTAGAAAGCAAGGAGGAAGCGTACATTAAACTTCAGATTCGAGAGAATTTTGGAGTTATAGTTTCATTTCATCTATTTGGTAGAAAGTAGTTTAGCATTTGATTAGATTGAGAATCTGTTTTTCTAGCTGGAGAAGTTAGAGAAAGTCATTTTAGAATATAGATATTAGGGTTATTAAGAGAGCGGTAAGATGAAAGAGAAGGTATGGAAAGACTGTCCTTCTTGCGGGGCTTTGGATTCAATGCAGTATAGGAAGAATCTTAAATTTGCTGCAAAAGTCCATAAATCCGGTGAAACAGTGTATGTGAAGGATCTTGACGGTTATTTTTGTTCGGCCTGCAGTGATGTAATTTATACACGGCAATCCCAGGCAAAAATAAACGAAGAGGTCGCTCGAGTAAAAGCTATAATTGCTTCCAGAGAAGTCACAGTCTCAGAAGTGATCAGAGTAGAGGACCTCACGGGTTTATTAAAGACTTCGAGGCAGAATATCCATTTACTAATGAAAACAGGGAAATTACCGTATGTTCTCGTCAGTGGTGAAATGAAGCCTTATAATGCAACTTTGATGAAAGCTCGTGAGTTGGCAAAGAAAAGTAAATCCAGAGCCTTAGTAACAAAATAAGGCTCTGAACGATCTATTATTGGTTAACTTTAGTGCCCAATAGTAAAAATAGGTTTAGTTATGCGAAATAACTGGTCCTACCACCAATTACAAGAGCATGTGTAACCGTTCCTTTCCAATTCCGACTTTGCGTATTGACAGGCGACCCAGGAATCCGTACATCCATCGTATGTGTTCAATCCTTTTAAACACACCAAGTGATATTGACAACTCATCGCACTGGCCCGTGCCAGGGACATTTCATTTCCTTTGAGAGAAGGTTTCAGTGATGACGCTTCGAATTTTTTTATTTGGATTGGCTTGCCTGTACACTGTATCCCACAACACCTAGTATTATTTCCTTGTGGATCCTTGCAGTCCCAGCATGTAAAACCGCATCCCAATGGTTGAAGCATTTCTTGAAGGTCTTTCTGCAAAACAGTCTCTTCGTTTTTGCTCATTTTAAATGATACTTCTTTGTCATCTTTGTTTCTATTGCACTCGAGTATGCAACCAAGGATTAACAGCACATACATCAATTTTTTCATGATGCCAATTTAAATTGAATTTTTTGGCCTCAGTCAATTACAAAATTAACGGACGCTCTGTATTTGGCTAAATTTTTAGCGATATCTTATTCGTTTCGATACACACACGTTGTTATTTCGCATAACTTATGCTATTAAGAATTATTCCAGTGCTCAAATATAATGTCTTTAGAATTGATAAAGTGTTTTTTCGAGCAAAAAAGATCTATGGATAAAGTAGCAATTGATAAACTCTTCAGAAACAGCAGTTTCAATTTAAATTAAACCGTTAAATTCAATTGCAGAGAAAATAGAGTTTCTAAATAAATATTAGCAAAAAACATAATTGTGTTTAATGAATTAAAAGATTTGTTTTAGTAAATTCAGCAAATGGTGACGGCGAAACCTAGATAGAGAATTCTTAGTTTCCTCAAGAAATACCATTCACTTCCGATAATCGCTATTATGTCTCATTCAGTAAATATTATGTCTCGTATAGCTTGAAAACGTAATATAAACAAAAATAACGATCCGCGAAATTTGTTAAATGTGTCACTGAAGTAACAGATCCATTCTATTCTTTGTAGCAATCATACGCTTACTACTCCTACCCCGCGTTACCCACAATCCCCGAATTTCCTATACAGAATCCACTGCCTTAGCAACCTGGAACAGTGCAAGGCCACGCAATCACTCCTGTTCAATTGGAAATTCTCGCCGGAATCGATTATTCCTTTCAGCAACGTTGTATCAAAAAGCTAAAATACACCGAAGAACTCCCAAACTTCCTCGAAATCATTTTCCTAGAAAATTCCACTAATATTTACTCTGCATATATTGAATTCAGCTACGCCCACCAAGAATACTTAATCCGAATTACAAGAGAAGAACGGAACGAGAAATCAGAGAAATGGTATTCTACAAAATTGGTTGAAGAAGTCCCACTAGACGGAATAAACGAGACCCTTTTCAAAATTACTAATTACGATCCCACACAAAATATCCCTTCTCCGGAAGTTACCTAGGTTTGAATTACAAGTCCGTGGCTTTTCGGGCCGATCCATTCATTAAATACAGTGTACTTGACTTCAAAGAAGTATTTTCGATAATTTGAGTCGAATTTCTTGCCCAAAGATATGATTAATTTAGTAGAAAATTATTTCAAAGCAAAACAAGCAATCTATGACCATGTAGGATTTGAAGAAGATTGGGTTTCATGTCCACTAAGTGACCAAACAGATTTTTATTGGAATGTGGATTTGGATCGAGAAGAAGATCAAATCATTTTCTCTCTAAGCGATATCACAATTCGTAAGTACATTGCAGGAATAAATGTCTTAGAGTATGAAGAGGAAGAGCTTGTTTACTATGCCTGTTATTTATTTAAGCAACACTTTTATGATAAATGGATTTACCGCGGTGAAAAATTTACTTTAATCTTTATGGACCCTCGCACAGATGGAATGTTCTACTATGGACTGTTCGATAATTCTAAGGAGATTCGAACAAAAGAATATTTGCTAGATTAATTGTCCAGTTCTGATATTTCTCCACCTATAGCCCTTTATCATACTCCTCATAGTTAATAAGAACAACTTAATATAGCACGGTACTTGTAACCCCTCTTTATTAGGTCTTTTGTGAAAGCCTATTTCCTCTTTGGAACCCTTTGCCAATTAGGTGTTTAATGGGGAAAATTTCTGGACCTGTTGAGAAAGTGTTTGGTTCGGATGAATTAGCGTAGGGGAATTGGACTAACTCTGGTCAATTAATTGAAGCTTTTAATTTTCTCCGGCCAACCACTTACGCTGGTTTTCTTCTTCAGCCATAATTGTCTTAGCTTTCCCCATATAAGAAATAGCTGTAATAATCTCTCTTTTCGGATTCATAGAAATAGACTCGGATAGAGTCATTAACTCCATTTCTATGCTCTGGATTTTTAATAGAATTTCTTTTTGATCCATTTTAACTCAATATAGGACAATCTCATTAATTGTCAATTTACGAATCAACTCACATCGACGGTGAAAAGTTTTTATTTTAGGTATAGGATTTTGATTCAAACCGAATTTTCTTGATCTCCTACCTGCTAATTAATATTTATTCACAATGCAATATAAGGAATATTATTTGTGAAAGACCGTATATATTTTGAAACGATAAAGTCCCTTAAAACGGAATTGGAAGACCTTTCACTTGCATATATAGATCAAGCAATTAAAGATTTTGGAACCGAAGAGAACCTATCGCTTCATATTACCGACTCACGCGAACTTGAATTAGAAAGGAAAACTTATTTGTCTAGAAATCTTCATAGATTTTACGCTGCAAAGGAATTGGAAAGGTCAAAAGTAGATTTACTATTGGAAATTTGCCGTAGAATAAGTAAAATATATTAAGTGAAAACAGATTTATCTGCGTTACTTTCACTTTTTAAAATCGCACCGGGGATTTTTACCCTAAAACTTTTTTTATTTTGTTTGATAATTCCATAATCGTTTCTCGTAAGTCTTTCGCAATAGCATGTGCCATTGTAGAATAATTAATTTTATCGTCATTGTTCTTAGCTTTAATATTAACTTCTCTCGCAAGGCCACGAACACCAAATATTTCAATCTGTTTTAAAATATATTTTTTGTGAAATTCATATCCTCTATCTATCGCTTCATTAGCTTCGAGATGATTTTTAATTTCTTTCATTTCATTCTACTTTTTATAGAATCGCCCTTCCAATGAATGAAAGGGCGATTATAATTTTTAAATTCTATCAAAAATGTCCGTTAAGCAGACAATTTTGAAACACTCGTGATTTAGATCACCTTTTTCCCTGCACATTGCCCGTTCGGCTGCAATGCCATCGACGTGAATCCAACTATCTGTGCCTGAAAACACTTTGGCCTCTACGACGTATTCAAAATCTCCAAATTTTTTTAATTTTACATTTAAGTCTTCCGGGTTTGCAAGGACAACTATCTTGCGGAATTCGATCGTTTTAGGCTCTAAGTATATACCTATTCTTTCTCTAAATTGATTAATTGTATGAACAATTAACTGAAAAGCGATCTTGTCCACATCCGATTTAATGATTTTTACCTCTTTCCCAAGGTCGTCATTTACCATAATTTTTCTCCGGCGGTTTAGGGTGCCACCCTTTTGGTGGTGTCATTATTAATCATTGTTGGTAATTTGCCAACACTTAAAAATAAAAAATATCTCCACTTTTAAAAATCGAAAACGGCTCTAAGATTTTTGAGCGAGCTATTAAATCTCACAACATTGAATTTATCTTAGAATGATTTTGTTCGCTTTCTAATTATTCAAATTCCCATTCAAAATAAACCATGCGAGTTGAACCACGCGTGGTACTTGGCCGTTTCCAAGGGCTTTAATCCGGTCCAACCGACGGGCCACCCCATGAGCCATTCGACCCAATCTGGGTTCAGTGGGCCATTTTCGATTTCGTAAGAGGTTGAGAACTTTGGAAAAGAAGTCTCTCTCCTTCCCACTCCTTTAGATAGTTCGGCGAAAATCTGTTTTTCGGCCATAGACGCGGATCCCTGACTTGGTCTTGTAGACTCACTTGAATATTGTGTCCGTTCTTTCTCCGCTTTTTCTCAGAAACTTTTCTATATCCCCTTTCGATGCCAATCCTCTCATCATTTTTGTAGGAGTAGCCCAATATCCAGATTCTTTTTCGGATATGGTGAGCACCGGTGTCGTTCGCTCCGAGCACTCCCCATTCCGCATTGAACCCCACGGAGGCCAAGTCCCCGAGAACGACTTCCATTCCTCGCCTAGTAAGCATTGGGGAATTTTCCAGGAGAACGTATTTAGGTCGTACTTCGCAAATGACTCTAAACATTTCCTTCCACAATCCAGATCGTTTTCCGGATATACCGGCTCCTTTTCCGGAAACAGAAATGCCTTCGCAAGGAAAACCTCCCGAAACCAAGTCAATAATGCCCCGCCAAGGTCTTCCGTCGAAGGTTCGAATATCATCCCAAATTGGAAAAGGCGGGAGAATGCGATCATTCTGCCTTTGGATAAGGACTCCGATACAATAAGGTTCGATTTCGACTGCACACACTGTTCGAATCCCGAGGAGCTTACTTCCGAGAATTCCGCCACCAGCACCGCTGAATAATGCCAGCTCATTCAGAGGATTATCCTTTCAATAATTCTATTCCTGTGTACTGTATTGAAAATATTCCGGCGTTTCAGCATTATCCGGGATCATCGTAAATTGAAAAAGAAATTATCGGGACGGTCGAAAGGCCAATCTAAAAGGATTTCATTTATGACAGAAAGTTTTCGATATAGAATGCGTTATCAAAATGAAGGGAAAGATCCAGAGGAGTTTCCGGAGAATGAAGATGAATTCTATACTCTCCAAGAAGCTATAATCAAAATTGATAACCTTAGTGACGGAGGATATAATCCCGGAAAATTTACACTTTTCGAGAAAAAAGATCCTATTTCTGACAATGTAAGCACTTTCGAAGAATTTCAAGAAAGGCAATCCATTACCGATGGGGTTAATTGGGCTTTAGGTTTTGCGAAAATTTTAGAAATGAGGGATAGGGGTAAAAACACTTAATTTCTTACTATTTCGCTAAGTTAGCGCATTCTTAATTAGCTTACTAATTCTATAGATAGGTGGATATTTATCTCTAGTCAAGGCATTGCGAATTGTACCGGCATTCGGTGCTTCTTTCTCACCTAGTTTTTCTTTAAGGATTCTTGCTAGACCACGTAATCCATATTCTTCTATTTTTTTTTCGATATAAGCCCGATGAAAAGCACAATCAACTTCCCGATATTTGTCAGATTGCTCATGGGAAGTAATTGATATTTTCAAAGATGTACTCCTTAATTTGTTATTCTTTTTTGATCGGTCCATTGTCCGATCGCTCCTACTAGGTTAATCGGTATTATCTCGTTAATATTATTTAATAGTAAAGACATTCTCATAATACGAAAATGAGAATTTACGTTCTTCGATTCTAATTATTGCTAAAGAAATATACTCGTCTACTATGATTTTAGTAGTTTAAAGATATAGGATAAAAAGAAGCATAGCGGATCTTAATACGATCCGCAATGGAAAGAGTTTTTAATTTTCGCCTTTGCCTTTCTGAATTCATTCTATTTACCAAAGAATCCTTGAGATTTTAAGTTTTGATCCCAGGTTTTTGCAAATGATTTAATTGAAGTAATTGAATTGGGTTTACATAAAATTTTTCCGTCTTCTATCCAGACTACAGGCCCATTTAGAAAAGGTAATCCATCCTGCCAGTATTCTACGGGATGAAAGATCTGTTCGTTCTTTCCTGTTTCATCTGTTTTTTGCTCAATTTCAAAAACAATTTCCGGATCACGCATGAGATCACCATTCTGCTCATAGTAATGAGCCACCGAAATTGTATCTAAGTTTCTTGGGCCTTTTCCTACATACTCCAATACTAAGTCCATATACCCTTCTGATCGAAGGCGAAGACTATTCTTGGATTTCAGTGCTTTTATGCCTCCTAATCTTTCAATTTCCTTAACAAGATTTCTCATTTTTTTCTTCTCGGTTTAATTTGATTATGCTAATATACCATAGTGTTTTAATTATTAATACACTTTTTTAAAAATTAACCCAAAAAAATGCGAAAATTTTGATAATATAACGCCGATTAGGCGGGCCTTAGTAAAATTTAATCGGATTTAGCGTTAAAATTCGAATGAATACAGAATGTGAAGGATCAGAAATAAACAATTAATGCAGATCCTAATCCAGATCTGGCTTTGCAAATCCGGCTTTTTCATTTTTCAAAGAATGCCGAAAAGACTGCCTTTAGTCTTAAAATTATAGAAAGGCGGAGAATTTCCGGATAATTGACATAATACTATACTTATTTTATGCAGTTATATGTTTACCTTTTTTCGGGTATATGTTTAAATGCGGAAAATGGAAGAAATCATATCTCATCCTTTAAGTAATAGTGCAGTTTTATCCGGAAGCAATTCCCGGAAAATAGCACACGATCTTTTATCCCAAATATCGATGGCGGGTGAAGACATACACGTATTCGACTGCGCGATTCGTTTCAATGTATTCAGCATAACCCAAGCGACGAAGGAGAATCGTTTCGTTGCTTTACACAATATTAAAATTCAGCGTGCCTTTACTCCCTACCAGTTACTTGACTCAATTACACAACTGTTAGATCGGACAATCGATCCAAAATGTCATCCGTTGTTGCTATTTCTTTCACCTGCAAAGCAGTTTTTCGATCAGGATGTAAAACCAAAAGAAAAAGAACATATACTTTCGATACTTATCTCGAAATTCCAAAAACTACATTCGAAAGGTTTTCGATTTCTGATTGCGGAATCGATAAGAAAGGAGTCTCCACTCTACACCTCATATATTGAAAAACTAAAACACTCGTTCGGTACGATCGAACAACCGGAACCAAATAAGGAGTTAGAAGATGGGCAGAACTGTTATACCCTATTCTCAAATACTCAAGTTTGAAGAAGAAAGTCTAAAAAATTATCGTCGATCTCTTCCCGCTGCAAAGCAAGAAATCATAGACGAGATTTTTCGTATTGCAAAGAGCAACCTCGCTTCCGGCGTAATGGCTTCAAACACGGAACCATTTCATATTATACTTCTTTCACACAATATTGAATTACATCGAGAAATAGATGAACTGAAGAAGGTAGTAGCTCGACTACAGAAACAAATTAATGGAACTCTTTGAAGGATTTATCTTCGATGTTTATTCATTAGAAGAGACAATTTACATCTGGATAAAAGGAAATTACGAAATAAAACTTTTCACGGACACATTTTATCCTTCGATTTACATTTCCGGAGAACCACGTTACGAAAATTCGTTTCTTAAAAGACTATTTGATCTGAAAGCCATATATGGAAAGCCGGAACGAGTGACAAAAATTTCATTCTATGAAAACAAACCTCGGAATGTCCTAAAGATTGTTCTTACGAAACCATCTGTACTTCGCAGAATTTACAAAAACCTTTTCGCTTTCTACGAAAAACTCGAAATCTTCCATTCTGATCTAGAAATCACAAACGCGTACATGCTGGAAATGGATATTTTCCCAATCGCAAACGTAAAAGTTATACATGAGAAAGGAAGAATCCAAAGTATTCAATGTCTTTCGGATCTTAAGTCCTGCGACTACAAAATCCCCGATTTCTCTAAATTACAGATTTCGTTTAAGAACAATCATCGGATCGGGTATTCGAGATCGAATCCGATCGTATTTTCAAACGAGGAAGATTTTTATGCGGAAGTATTTGAAGATACAGCCAAAAAGTTACTCGGTCGGATCAATGAAATTTTAAAAGATCTGGATCCGGATATTATTCTGAGCGCTTATGGGGATCAGGCAATTTTTCCTTTTTTATTCTCACTTTCCGAAAGAACAAAAGTTCGACTCTTATTCGATCGGGATCCGAATGCAATTCAGAGAAAAATCATAACTAAAGGAACCACATTTGAAACCTACGGCCAAGTGATCTATAAAGCCCCTTCCTACCCTCTTTTTGGACGGCTTCATATAGATAGTTCTAATAGTTTCGTTTTTAAAGAATCATTTTTACTCGGAATACTCGAACTTGCGAGACTATCCAGACTTCCAATCCAGCGAATGGCTAGATCAAGTACAGGGACCGCGTTGACTTGCATCGAAACCGATGTCGCTATCCGTAAGAATTACTTAGTACCTTGGCAGAAAGCAGCTATTGAACGACCGAAAACTGCGTTTGAATTACTCCAAGTGGATAAAGGAGGTCTGGTTTACCTCCCCGACACATCTGTTTCAGTTCGAGAGAATGTTGCTCAGTTAGATTTTTCGCAGATGTACCCTTCCATTATGGCTAAGTATAACATTTCTCCGGAGTGTATCAATTGTCCCTGCTGTGAGAACGATACCGACAAACTTTTGGTTCCGGAGACTTCTTATCATATTTGTAAGAAACGCCGTGGTGTCGTTTCCGACGCTTTAGAGGACATTCTCGTTCGCAGAAAATTTTATAAGACTCAGATTGAAGAATCTGCGGATGAGTCTCCCATATACGACGCAAGGCAAAACGCACTTAAATGGATGCTCGTAACCTCGTTCGGTTACTTAGGATATCGAAACGCGAAATTTGGCCGTTTAGAATCTCACGAATCCGTAACCGCGATCGGCCGTGAGGTTCTACTCTTAGCAAAAGAGGTCGCCGAAGAAAGTGGGTATATCTTTCTTCACGCCATCACTGATTCTCTCTTTATAACAAAGAAAGACTCCGGAAAGTTTAGTGACGAGGAATTAAAGGAGCTCTGCTCTAAAATTACTGAGAAAACCAAAATCGAAATGAAAGTCGAAGGTGTCTATGAATGGTTAATCTTTCCCGCCTCCAAACAAGATTCAAAGATCGGCGTTGTGAATAGATATTTCGGGAAATTCACTTCTGGAAAAACCAAAATCCGCGGAATCTTTATCCGTCGCAAAGACACTCCCCTATTCGTTAAGGCATTCCAAACTCATGTTTTGGAAGTCATGGCAACGGCTTCTACAAAGGGTGAGTTAATCACCAAGAAGAATGAAATCGAAAGTATTTATGATTATTTTGTCTATCAATTGTATTCAGGCAAAGTGCCTCTTCCTGATCTTTTTCTAAGACGAAGTATTACTAAAAGCCGTGAAGAATACTCTGCAAATAACGCTTCTTCGGCAGCTTTGAATATTCTTTATTCAATTGGGATCCAAGTCGAACCTGGCGAAAAAGTGAAATACCTAGTTGTGCGAAAGGCAAAAAACAAAAGGGATTATTTACCGGAAGAAGCTGCCTTAACCTCGCCGACTTTACCAAAGATCCATTTTGAATTTTATCGAGAATTACTCGTACAGGCACTTGAGGAACTCTTAGAACATATATTTCCTCCAGAATATTTCCAATCGTTACGTGAAAATCAATTGATATTTGATCTTCTTATCGCACAGTAAATCCTATGTGCGGCCGTTACTCTCTAAATGTGGAACTTAGCCAAATCATTGAACAATTCGGTTTAAATCAAGATCTCGAACACATTGAGAGAGAATACCGACCAGAGAAAGAAATCAATCCGACAAGAATTATTCCCGTCGTTAAAGGAGTAGAGGATAAACGTACATTAGAATTTGTCGAATGGGGCGCAAAAAACCTTGAGGTATATGATAAAAGTACCGGAAAAACAAAGGTCTATAAAGCAGCAAATCCTTGTGCAAAGTATGAAAGCTTATACAAATATCCACCTTGGCTCCCTGGAATAAAATCAAATCGTTGCATTATACCAATGACATCCTACTGGGAATGGATTGAAGATGGACCAAATAAGGGTGATCGTTACGAATTTTTTTACAAAAACAATGAAATACTTGGAGTTGCAGGGATAATCTCCACCTTCAAAAACAAGGAATATGAATATTACCAAGGCGTCGTAATAGTAATGTTGCCCTCAAATCCTCACGTGTCGGTTATTCATAAAAGACAACCAGGCTTTATTTTACCAAACCATTATGATGCCTGGCTAGATTTAAAAACGAAAGAACCGCATAAATTGATTCATCAAGTGCAAGGGGAAGATTATCATTTCAAAAAAGTTGCAGATGGAAAAAAAGAAGGAACTGCATCTGGATCAAATAGAAAAGCTAAAGATAATCAAATGCTATTATTTTGAACTCTATTCACCTGGAGTAAATGGGGAGAATTCTATTTGAAAAACCGTAGTAGAAATGGCAACTCCTACTTTATACGACACTATTTTTGGTTCGATTGCGATCATTTCTCCCGGGTTAAACATATCTAAATAATAAGTTTTACCAGGTACTAATGTTCTTCGAAAAATGTCTGCAATGCGGCCTTCGGAAATTATTAAACAATAATTCTCATTGATGACTTTAACAACCAACCCGATACTACCCGATCGATTTTGTGCTGTTAAAATTACAGATCCATGTGATTCAAAGACCCAACTTCCTTCTTTTATTTCAGGAGGATAACGGCGTACTTTTACGTTATTTAGATTAATATTACTAGCGATTGCAAAATAGTTCTCTATTTCTTTAGCAAACACTTCATTAGTTCTTCTTTCTAAATCAACGGAATCCGAAATCTGCGATATTCTAGATTGATAACTACTTTTTAATAAATTTGATTGTTCACTAGTTAACCTATAATAATTTTCATATTGTTCTTTGCTTTCTTTTATTTTCTTCGTAGTCCAACTTGTGAATTTAACAATATATATTTTAAAGAAAGGATAAATAAAGGTATAAAATAAAGAGATGGAAAAAGGAGGGACTATGCTCCATAGCCTATCCAAAGCATTAGAATAATATGCTGTGAGAATATAATTAATCCGTAAAACGATATTTTCTTCACCAAATAGCAATATTGAAATGGGTTGCCAGTTCCAAAATAGCGAGGCACTCAAAAAGGATCCTAATAAAGGATCTCGAATTCTTTCATACAGAGCAGCTTTAATTTCCTTTGATATTTCTTCTAACATGGTATTTTCAGATAAGATGGCGAAATAAATTCCATCCTGCTCCCAATCAAATGCGATGCCTCCATTTAATTGGAAATGCGTAATCAGTATGACCTTTACTTAAGATTGTGAATAAATCACGATGGTTTTCTAGAACTTCAATTTTTAAATAATCGCCAGGCCATAATTGATTATAAGTAATTTGAATATAGGCTGAAACACGAACTAATTTTGCTTCATTCGTATGTAAAATAATCTCTCTACCATCAGGCTTTATTACTGTTATTGAGCGAACAAATTCGAAGTTTAAACCGGTAAAGGTATTAGGAATAAAAAACGAAGTATTATTATTCTTAAATTGATGAGAGATAAAGTTATAAGGGGCAGTTGAAATTGTATCCATTCTATTCATAATATTAGTTAATATTGAAATTTTCGATATAAGTAGTTTTTCCCAAGGCAAAGCACAGAATTCTTTTTGGATTAAATTTTTTTTCTATTACAAGTTTACAAGCGTCAAACGTTTGACGAGAAGAAACAACATCGTCGAAAAGTATAATAACTTTCTTCTCAAAATCATTTCCTCTTTTAAGTCTCAAAGTTTTCGCCTGTTCTTCTACACCCATTCTTGTTTTTTTCGGTTTTCGAATAATTCTTTCGATACCATTACAATAAATTAATTTTGTACTCTCAAGGCATACCTTTTCTAAAAATATTTCTCCCCGATTGTCCCTGTTTTTTTCGCTTCCAAAAGGTTGTGGTTCTGTTGTGTAATCAGAGTCACTTACTGGAACAGATGAAGGTACAGGAATTAAGACTGCGGATCGAATTCTCAAATCATCCAAAACGGCTTCAGCAAATTCGCGGAATGTTTCTACGAAATAATCGATAGATCGCTGTGAGCCCAGTTTAAAATCCAAGATTTCAGGCGAATATGTTTTTGATTTATGATATTTCTTTGTAAAATAATCGTTATAAGGTGCGTTTTTGAATGGAACATATCTTGCGAGGTATCCTAACTCTAAATCAAAATTAAAAGTTGGTGTATCAACTCGTAATTTGGGATTCGGGTAAGATATAATACCATTCATTAATATATATTCAATGATTGTAATATGCTTCTAAGATCAGCTGAACCATTAATAACAGTAGCACTCGCAGATCGCATAAAGCGATTTACCCATTCATGATTTTGCTCTGCTAATACCTTTGAAAATATTAACTTTCTATTTAATCTAGCGCACTCGGCAGCTTGATGGACCACTCCGGACGTTTCGCCAGCTTCTACGATTATCGTAGCCTTAGTAAGTAAGGCCATCAGTCGATTTCGACGAGGAAAAACGTATGGATTGCCTCCTTCTTCGGGTCGAGAAATGGAAAGCAATAATCCTTTATCTGTTATTTCTTCACCTAACTTTTTGTTTTGTGCTGGGTAAATTTGGTGGATTGGAGTACCTAAAACTCCGATTGTTTTTCCACCTAACGAAAGCGTACAAGAGTGAGCAACGCTATCAATTCCTTTCGCTAATCCAGAAACTACTACAAATCCTTCTTTTACTAAAGTTTCAGTTATAATTTTTGCCGCAGCGATTCCTCTTTCTGTCGGGTTTCTAGTACCTACAACTGCCACTGCAGGTTGATTTATAAAATCAATATTCCCTTTCCAGAAAATGGGAATTATACCATCCTTCCAATCTTTTGAAGATATTTCGTTTAAATGGTAAGGGTAAGTATTTGCAGAATTCTTAATTAAGTATTCTTTTAAGGCTGGATCGATATTAAGATTTAACGTTTCACCATCAGGGACCTGAAAATCGAATAGAAGCCGTTGGCCTTTTGAATCTATTTTTTTAGCCATTGCAATCATAGGATCATTTTCCGACTAGCCAGGCTATATTTTATCTTCTAACCCGGACAAAAAGGTTAACTTGTATATAGTAATCCAAGTCGCTAAGTCAAGCGATTATGTCTTATTTATATAGAATTGCCTTAAAATTTTCCAATCCTAAGAACGACTGTACTGTTATTTAAGAGACATATTGATACGTTATCGGTAGATCCCCCTACCCCCTCCCTGGATTCGGAGTAAAAGCCTAAACAAGGCAAAAGATTGCTCCCTCAACCACTTTTTAGACCTCCGAATTCCTATCCCAGGTCCTTATTTTAAAAGTCCCCCTAAACACTAAAAAGGGATCCGCATTTCGAACATGTGTCCCTTAGCGACCAGAGGATACCAATCCGATCTTTGCCGTCCTCTTTCTCCTCTGGGGTGCCTTTGTAGTCCGTCCCCTGCCGACCTTGGAGCGATCTTTGGTCTGCATCCTCTTCTTGATCCTCGCCTCTTCCGCTCTCTTTTTCTTTTTCCTTGCCTCGGCGCGTCTAGTGGCTTGGTCGATCGCAGTACAAACCCTGCACTTGAAATATATCTTCTTTTTCTTATATTCCGGTGTGAAAAGCGCTAGTATTTTTCTATCTGCACAATACTTGCAGTCCCTTTCTTCCCTTAGAACCTTCTTACCGAAAACTTGGATCATTTTCTGGATTGCTCTTTGGATATGAGGATTGAGATATCCAAATCTAGTATGGTACGTTTTCTTTAACTTCTTATATGCAGCCAGGGTGAGTTCCGGTAATCCAGCTTGAACTCGTCTTTTGTTGAATTTAATAAAACCTTGATAGTCCGTAATCCCGCATTCTTTACAAACCTCGTAAAACCCATTGATACTTTCCGAATATCTAAAATGGGTGAAGTCTTTTTTATCCTCGCACAAAGGACATTCAAACTTCATAGAGAAGAGCCGAATCCCCTCTTTTCTAAGTGCCGGTCTGTATGAAGCAAAAACAGTAGGCTGGAACTTTCCTTCCTTTGCAGTGAAGAATTGAAGAATAAGTTTGTGAACTTTACCAGAAACAGGTTTTTCACCTGCACGAACTTGTAAGCGATTCAATATTTCCAAGGAAGGAGGTTTCATATACTTTTCCTTTATCCAGACATTGCTATAAATTGAAAAGCTAGTTCCGCCTAACTCACGTTATTTTGTTTATTGCAGATTCAAGTTTTTCGAAAGCAATAGATCTAAGACCACGATTCCCGGTAGCAAACCTATATATTTCATGCTGACTAATGCCTGTCATTTTACCTAATATTGAATACGTGTATTTAGTTCTAAGTTTGAGTATTTTACTTCTTAATACCCTTACCCTCTTCTTGTCTTCCGGGCTATCCATTTGGTGGCCCTTTACCTTATATTCTAACTTGACCTTATCTTTCTTGTTTGATTTGTATTGAATGATTCCAAGATCCTTATTCGTTCTTGCAATCTTACCAGAAAGTTTTTTTGCAGCTAAGTCATACTTGATCGCCGCTTCCTTTGCCGTATTAAAGGACCCTAAATAGTATTTTCTTCCATTCTTTGAAATAGCTGCGATATACTTCCTTGTCCTTTTGTTATAATAAACACCTTTATATAGCTTTGAAGTATAATTTTTCTTTCTCCGAGCGTTCTGTTCTCCCTTCTTTATAACGAGCAGGTTTTTCTTTTGATGGTCGAACCACTCACCACCCTTACGAACTACTACTTGCTTTTTGCTTTTTACACCCATGATTTCTCTTTGCATTAAAATCATTAGTTGGCGGCCTTCTTTCGTTCGTTCCGTCCTATATGCTGTAGTGTAGTAGGGGTTGTATTTTACAGACCAAGTAAATTGGCTAAGGTAAATGTAGTCTTCATTGTCTACGAAGAGTTCTTCTCCGTTGATCGCATGGATGATTTTCATTCTATTTTAATTTTTTATTAATAAAATCCTCTTATGGTGAACAATTGGAAGTATTGTTCTTTCGAAGACCTTCCAATTGTTGAAGAAATATAACCCTATCAATTTAGTAAATGGAATCCTGAGAATTTGAACTCCATTTATAAGTTCATTTAGTCATTGATTCTTTTTCTGTTTAATTAGTTCCAAAGCTTTTTCAGCCCAGTATCCTTCTTTTTGTCTTTTGACAAATTCATTTAGAAAGTGAATCTCTGCACCTTTAGCAGTCATACCTTCAGAACCGAAATATTTGCTCTCTAATCCTACAGCAGATAGTGAATGATTTTTAATAAAATCCGCTAAGAATTCCTCTCCACGAGAAACGGTGACTTTCGTTTCATAAGTAGTTGTCCTTCCTTCTTTCTTCGGATTTATTAAATCTACTTTTACTAAAATCACACCCGCGTACTTAATTCTATTTCTTTCCGGTTTAAGATCAATGGCTTTTGAAAATTCGAAAGGATCTAAGTTTACGTTTCCAACAAAAGCGCCAAGTTCTCTTGTTTGAATAGGAAGACTCGATATTGTAAATTGGTCTTTTCTTTCCTCGCCTGAAATTGCCATAAATGCGGAGTCAATCGGGAAGTCCGATACCCGGCTCTGTATTATTTCATACATTCCTTCATCGTGCGATTTTATATCACCAAAATCTATTTTGCCATAGTACTCAATTTTTTTGGCAGTGTAATCGATGCTCTTTATATTTTTTAATTCGAGAGCTACCGTAGGATAATAATAAACTTTCTCATTCATATATAAGAATAGAGAAAAGCCGACAATTCCCGAAGTGTTTTTTTCTCCGGCAAATCTGTTTACATCGATCCGTCTTTGTGGTATTGAACAATTTGATATACTCAATATCGTTAATAATATTAATGTAGTATATTTTAATTTTCTACTTTTCATTATCATAAATAAATCTACCTTATTTTACTTTTTCTTTGTTGATATTACTCCGCTCGATGAGAAGTCGCATTCCTCAAAGGCCGAATAAGTTATGTAAGAACTAATTCTCAAAAGGACCCCATAGGTTTCCAGTGAGAATTCACATTCGCTAATTTTACTCTTAGGATAGAATTTAGAGTTATCTAAATCAAATAACGTAAGGTTTATTGCAGTAGCAGCTAAAACTTCTTCGTTCGTTCTCGATTCCAGCGTTGCCCCTGTTAAACCTTGCTCTGTGAAAACTTCTTTGTACGCAGCATAGTCTCCAATTTCAGCAGCCAGTATTAATTTAGCCTTAGCTTCGTTTCCTCGAAATGAATTTGGCTGACCTATCTCCGAACAATAGTAAAAGGAATTTAACAATATAATCACAGCTATAATTCGCATACATATCCTCAGTTGCTGATCTTGATTTAGTAAAAGGACTTGTAGAACAAAAGAATCAAATTATACACTATTGCGAAGTAGCCAATTAAAAGAAATCGCTTCTTGTATGTTAGAGGCCACTGAAAGAATCTATAAATATTAGATTTTTTGTCCTCAGGAATTTCGATCCAACCTTCGTTATGTATTTCTGGACCAAACCATAGTGATTTAACTTTAGTTATCTCTTTTCCAAAGACTTCTATCGAGATTCTATTTGTGTCCGAAAATTCGCTTACGACTGTCTGACATTTTTGGCAATGATTCAAATGCTTATAAAGCAATAGAGGAATTCGCTTTTCCTTTGTTAAATAGGAAATTAAATACTTATCTTCGAAACAGCTTTGGTTGGATAAATCGTTCATAATTAATTTCCTATTTAACTACCCTTTTCCTGGTGTATAATTGCTATACTAAATACAATATTTTAGAATTGATAATAATACCAACGAGGAAAAAGAGAGTCTTAATTCTATTTGCGGAATAGGACCCTCCATACCAAAGGACTAGTATTTTTATTCCAATATGGTTTACTTTTTCTTATTTGGTTTCTTCTCTGCGATTTCTTTTACCGGAGTTCCTTCGACTTCGACACAACTCAAGAAAAAGTAGTGATAAGACTTAGCCTTAACATCCACGTCTTTTAATCCAGTTGCTCCCGGCGAAGCGTTTAATGCGTCTCTTACAGCTTCGGCAATACTATTCGCATACCAGTTTGAAGGCAAGAATCCACAATCACGACCTATTACTCTTTCTCCACTTCCAATTACTTCTAAGTTAGAAGGAGCAATAACGGCGTATCTATTAAACTGACCCCAGTTATATGAACAATTTGTGGTTAGAGCGAAAATCAGAAAAAAAGCAGAACTTATAATTCTATTTTTCATATTATTTCAAGCTCCTTGTCTGCGCACAATTTCCAGAAGTAAATTTAAGTCCAACTTTTGAAAGGTCAGTCTTACTCTTATTTTCCAAATCCTTGTTCATATCGTTAAGGATGTTAGTTACAACCATGCTGCAATTCTCTCCAATTACTTCATCGGAAAGTTGTGCGGTGTCTGATTGTGCAGGAACTATATAACCCACACGTCCTATTGTAAAACAGCCGGTCAGTAGAACCATGGCCGTACCCAATGTTAATGTTCTTATCATTTTTGCCTCGTTTTTGATTTTTATCTTAGCTTTTTTTAATATTTCGCATAATTTTCAACCGATTCAGTGTAGTGTCAACTGGCACAAATTGTAAATTAACTTAAAGCTTCATAAATAATTTACATGTAATAAAATAAGAAAACAGAATTCTGAGATTTTACGAATTAATATAAATGAAGAAATAGAGCTATCCACGACTGTACTTCCAAATATAACATTTTAATTTAATACCTTGCGGACATCTCAAATGTAGGTATAGCAAATTTTGAGATTCCTCATAACGATTGTTTGGTATTTTTCTTGAAAAATAGATTGCCTTGCCTTTTCCATATTCAGTTAAATAGATCCAATCAGATATCCTAGGATAGTCGACTACTGACAATGTTAAATTATCAATAAAATCGTCTGATTTAAAAACTCCTTTCTTAACTAAAGCGGTTCGAAAAGTTTGTGTATCAAAAAAGACCGCGCACACTGAAGAATTTGAGGTACTATCTATATAATTATCTTTCTTGCGAAAGCTTAATGCTTCGTAACCGTTGAATTCCACCAAGAACTCTTCATTCATCATTGTTTTAAGACTGTTACAATTTTTTTCTCTAATAGCATTTAGAAAATCCGAGATTTCATCGAAAGTACCAAAATTTGGATCAAAATCAACTTGAGCCCCGTCGAAGCTTTTTTGAATTTCTTTTCCCGATTTTGATGAACCTTCTTTACAGAGAAATATCAAAAGCGCACTGAGAATAATAATAACCCTGTTCAAATTCGTTGCTTTTCTTTTTGTATTCCTACTTTTTTTTGCATGCGAATAACATACGAACGACAGTTAATAACTTTCTTCTTGTATCGGCCAAAGGTAGCTCCTTAATATTACCCCCGCGAAAATTTACGAATAAAACACTTTTGATTGAGTCCTGCTGGACAATCTAAGTACAAACTTAACAATAAATCAATTCCTCCTTTTCCTCGTTCTCTAGAAAAATAAATCACTTTTATTTTCGATCCATCATTCCCTTCATCCGTAGTTGCATTTATAGTTCGAGATATCGATAAATAGTCACGAACAGATAGCAAATTATCATCAACTACTTCCAGCGAAGGATACATTCCTTTCTGAACGAGTATAGTCCTCAAAGCAAGAGTGTCGAAAAAAACTTGGCATACAGAAAAATCTGATTTCTGAATTTTAAATTCATTCTTTGCTAAAAATGTAAATACTTCATAACCATTGAACTCTACAGAGAATTCATTTCCTAAATCAGACTTTAATTTTTCACAATCCTTTTCTCTTAATATTTTTAAAAAGGAGTTAAATTCATCTTTAGAACCAAATTCCGTATCTACGACTACTTTTATATTATCATAATTAAATTCGTTCTCATTCTTTAATCGATCATCCGCTTTCGGAGATGCTTCTTTGCAAAATATAACTAATATAATTGAGGCTAATGCTAATGAATATTTCATAATTTAACTTCCGTATTTATATTCTTTTAAATTTCTATCGCTATTGTCCATTCCAATAGGGATAAAAATCCCAGCGTTTCATGGTCACAGGGTTACCTTTTTTAGTTAAATCGCCTTGGAAAGATTGTATATGCAAATGCGGACCCGTAGAACCACCTACTTTTTTTGGAGTTGCTCCCAACCAGGTTCCGGCAGGAAGCGCGGACCCGGAATTAAAGGCATCAATGAGAGTTTTATTAACTATAGTCATGTGAACTAAGTCTGCACGAGCTTGAATATTTCCATTGGAATCTAAGAGCCCTATTTGGATGTTCGTTCCATGGATTCGATCAGCTCCATTTTCTTGGCCTAATTTTACGTCTAAGACTTTAAAGTTAGCATTCGGGCCAAACCATAACATGTCCTTATTAGAATTGTCTGGTCCTCTTAAATCAAATTTACTTGTATCATCACTATCAGGTTTATAATGATAATTATCTCTAAAATCACCCATGCTAATTGCTTGCGAAGTATCTGGAGCGATATTCGCTTCTACTATTTTTATGTTTGTACCAAATACATCGGAAACTTTTTTATCATTTTTAAAGAAGTCTCCTATGTCCGTTGGAACATCACCTGCATAATTTCCTTTATGGGAAGCAATAGTTTCTACGACATTCATTCCATATTTACTTATTAAAGCTTGTTCAAATGCAGCTTGCTGACCTTCGACACTTAGCTTTTTATAGATGCTAACTTCATCCTTTAAGCCTTTTATAAGTTCAGCTTTTTCTTCCGGACTGAAGTTACCTTTATTTATATATTCTAATGCTGCCTTCTCATTTCCTAAAACATATATATTTTTTACTTTCTCACTATTAGATATTTCCGAATTAATTCCCGAGTCTGATCCGGATCTTTTTTGAGTATCATTTGAATTGCTCTCCTGATTCGCAGAAGAGTTTCCATTAAAAAAGGATTTAAGACTTTCAAATAAACTCGTTCCTTTGAAAGGTGCTCCACTTGGAGCTTCCGCTTGTAAAGATCCGTCTCCAAAAATATTGAGTAATCCACCGTCACCAATTTGACCGATCCCCAACAATAGATCTTTGAAGAGATTCCTATTCGCCGAACCTAAATCAGATTTTCCGAATATGTCAGAATTAATTGGTTGAGATTCGAAGGAAAATATATCTTCAAAGATAGATGTGGTTTTATCCCACAGTCCCTGAGAATCCGCTCTCAACGCAGCTTGGTTTTTAACATGTTCGTTATATTCCTCTTCGGTCATGCCCCCGAGCGATAGAGCTTGCGCCTTACCTACGTCTCCAAAGAAGTTTTTATTATAAACTGCATCTCCGCTGATCGAGTCGTATGTGAGGGCAGTCGCACTATTCGCATTAAGTGAGGCAGTATAACCTTGAGTTATATCGTTATAGGAGTAGGTTCCAGTCATACCAATAACAGACGGAGTTGTTACGCTATACGTATTTCCACCAAAGGCAGTGTGGCTATAATCCAAACTTGATTGAGGAAGATATTTATTAGTATTCTCAGAGAAGCCAGCGGATTGTCCGAAACCGTTATTCACGTCATAGTTTACACCTAAGTTTAAGGATGCCGCATAGTTGCCACTTGCTTTTGTTCCTAAACCGATTCCTAATCCGGCATCAACTCCGGTAAATCCATTTTGATTAAAGGACATTCCCAAGTTACCTGTCAATCTACCGCTTGTTCCTAAAGTAGTTTGCAAGCCTAAACTTCCAGTTATATCCCCTGTCTTCGCATTCCAAGAGATACTTCCCCCGACTCCCAATCCAGCTTTACCGTAACCTCCCCCAACACTCACTCCAAAGCCTTCTTTATAGCTATAGGACATCTCGTAAGATACGGCTCCTGCTGTTAACCCTTGTAAGTAAGCATTTCCTACGTTAGCCGCTCCGGCAACTGCACCTAAGACTCCGCCTTCATAGGCTCCTTGGACTGATTTGTAAGCCGCAAAGGCAATAAGAGACGCTCCTCCTGAGAAAGGTGCTCCTACAATCGCCGCGACAGCGGTCACTGCATCTACGACTTCTCTATTTTCATGGTAAGCTTTGGAAACAGAGTTCGAAATCGCTTTAGTATCTACTACATATCCTAACGGAGTAATTTGGACTGCAAAGGCTACAGTATCACCAACAGCACTTGCAAATCCGTCGCTCTTCAAGGATTCGCCTTCCGCTTTCATTTGATCGTACTTTTCTTTTAGTTTAAGAGCAGTATAGAATTGCGTGAAATGGTGGTCTCCAAATACACCACCCTCCGTCGCTCCGACCAAATAACCGGAGGACATGGCACTTTGTTCCATGAGCCTTTTGTCCGATGCGTTAGCAGTCATATACTTAGGGTCGCTAAGCAGGTTTCTTAGTGCTCCTTGAGAAGCTTGCATGACTTTTGCCATTGCCATTGGATCTAAAGCCGCAATTTTCTCTTCTCGGTTCTCTTGGTTTACTGGATCGTAAGTTTTCTTGAAGTCCTTATCCAACACGCTAATTGCGAGCTTAACCATTTGTTGGAGTTCAGTGGTAGATGGTCCACCATCAGCCGCTAACGCGTTATAATTACTTAAATCCCATTCTTTTCCTTGGCTATCTTTTACCTTCGGAAGTTGCTTTGGTCCTTCATAACCATAGATAGCGTAATTTGGAAGGATCTGCTGCTGAGGCTGCCCGTCTGGTCCAACTGTTTGTCTTATGAGTAGATCACCCACTGGCATAAATCCGTCTTGGATTACTTTCTGGACAAGTTGTTTACCAAGATCCTTATTCGCTGCACCGATTGTTTCTTCGTAAGTTTTTGGAATATTGTATAAGCCGTCTAATGATTGTAATACTACAAGCTTCTGTGACCTTTCTTCCATTTCCTTACTCATTTCTTGGAATTGTTTCAGATTTGAATCGTTCAGTTTTTGAGTTTTTACCTGGTCAATGAAGAACTGAACATCTTGATAAGAACCTTGATTAATTAAGTTATCATCAAACTTGCTTGGAGCACCAGCTAAGACTTTATTCAAGATCGCATTAGCGTTCAGTTCCACTCCGACTTCGGTTGGAAGGTCTTTTTTATAGCTTTCTATCAAGCTTTGGATTTGCTTATAAGCTTGTGCAAGTTTGTCCGAATCGCTTTGGTCCTTATATGTGGATATAAAGTCCTTTTCCCAAGCGGCTTTTTCGGAAATCATAGTCGCAATTTGATCGATGTGAGCTTTTTCACCTTCAGCGGCTTTCTTTTTGAAATCCGTTCTCCAACTATCCCAGCTTTGGAGAATAGTATTTGTCATTTCATTAAATTTCGATAAGCCAGCATTTTGAAGGAATTGGATATTCTCTATCCACTCTTGTTTCTTTTGATAGAAGTCTTGTTCCTTTTGATCCCATACGGCCGTTTGCAAAGCGTATTGTTGTTGCTGGTTTGCTATAAAGAGTTGATCGATAATTTTTCCTTTCCCCATGTAATCTTCGGCGACTTTCTTATACATATCGTATTCAATGTTTTCGCCGTTGTTATTAGAAAGGTTCTTTAAGAGATCCGAGTAGAATTGCTCTCTTGAATCCAAGATTGTTTTTTGGTCTGCCTTTTGACCGCCAGCTCCAATATATTTATCTTGAGCTGCAAAGTATTCATCTCTTTCAATCTCGTATTGAGATTGAGAAAGTACTGCCAATGCGGAAACGAATTCATCCGCACTTGTCATTGTAGCTGTTTTTAATCCATCAGTTGATCCAGTTATAGTAGCAGATACACCTCCGGCGTTATCCCCGTCATCTCGTACAAGAAGTCCATAAGCATCGTGGACATATCTTTTCTGAACCACAGAATTTCCGTTCTTACCGGCAATCTTATCCATGTTTAGAGGTTCTTTACCTCCATTCCATGAAAGCGTACCGTTATCGAAAGTTCCAGTCCCAGTTAAATAGTTTAAGTCACTTGCAAGCAAACCTGTATTAAGGGTGTATTTCCCTTGTTCATTTCCGGAACCTAACAGAACCGATTTCAATTGGTCGTTGCTCGAAATATCCGTGTAATAATTGAGTTCTGCCTGTAAGTCTTTTAATTTTTGAGCGGATGCTTGCGCGGAATCCAGATTTGATTGCAATGCAGCTTTCTGAGTTACCCAGGTATTTGTTCTATTGATCGCTTCCAAGCCTACGGTTGGATTTCCCCATCCCATAATTGCAATTAATAAAGCCTCAGCACCCATTTGGTTCGAAAGGCTTGTTTCCATCTTGGAGGCATATTGAGAATACGTTGTAGAACTTAATCGATTATTCGCCGCCGCAGTTGCCCCCGCATAAGGATCTAACCACCATACACCATCAAAAGCGTTCATCGTTGCTTTCATTTGAGGAGCAAGATCTGAGCTTCCACCGTGAGATTTAACAAAATCTAAAATACTATACTGCGGATACTGAGAATTTAATCCTCCGCCATAAGTTAAGGCTCCACTTGTAGAGCCTCTTCCGCCATTAATAAAATCCCAAAGACCAATATTGCCACCAAGAACTCCTTCCATAATTTGATATTCTTGGCGTAGATCTGATTCTAGGGAGATATAATCAGATTTTTGATAATCGATCTTTCCATCTAGACCATTAGCATTCAATTTAGATTGGTAACTTGCAGGAACTAAGACATTATTCAAATAGCCTTGTAGATTTGCCCGTTCAGAATCGATCTGATTTTTGAGATCGGTCATTCTATCTTTTATCGTTTTCTCTGCCTGACTAAATCTTAGAGCTCTTTCTGCCCATTCTTCGGTTTGTTTTTGGTTCTCCTGAACTTGTGGATCCGAATTAATACTAGCTAGAGTCGTTTGCTTGGAAATTAGGCTTTGTAAGTCAGTAATTTCTTTTAGTTTCGCTGTGACCGCGGCGTTTGCATCGGCAAGCCTTGTTTTTGAAAGTTCAGTCGCATTAAGATTACTTACACCAGCACTATATTCCTGAAGAGTTGCGAAATCATAAACGGCGCTTTTCTCGGAGAGTGCAGCGGAAGCAGTTTCCATCGTGTTATACGCTGCGGTTACTTCGGCTTGCTTTGCGGCATATTGAGTTTGAATACCTTTTACAACAGTTTGTTGTGCAGTGAAAGCAGCTTCCGCATCTTCGAACGCTTGTTGATTTAGATCGTATTGCGTTTTAACAATTCCAAGTTCACTACCTAAGGCTGATTTAAGTGCATCTCCGGAAAGACCATTATATTTATTTGCAATATCAGTTAGGATTCCAATCTTTTTACCGGAATCCATAATATTGTCAGCATAACTATACATTGCCCCCGTTGCTTTACTGGTTTCTGCGTATGGATCATTGATCGCTACTCTACCCGGCAAGTTATTGTCTACGTAATTGTCTATGATGCCTTTTAGGTTATTAATTCCAGGAATAAAATTATAGGTCCCGGTCGTTTGGTCTTTCTCATATACGTCATCGGAAATCTCATATCCGGAGTCTTGGATTTCTTTCAATGCCTGACGAATAGAAGGATTTGCTTCAGTTTTATCCGGATCGAAAGAATAAGACTTATAACTTTCGATTAAAGAAAGTAAATTTCCTAAGCGTTGTTCTGCCTGGTATTCAAGTTCTCTTTCTTTGTTGGTTATTTGAGTTTCAAGTGTCGGAGCCGTTTGGCCTTGAGAACCAATATTTATGTAACTCAAATAACTCTCAATTACAACGTTACCTTTAACAACGTCGTATGCGTATTTTGCTTTTCTCTCACTAGCTTGTGCGTTTGTAATTTCTAAAGTTAAATTTAAGTTCTCTTTGCCTAATGAAGAGACAAGATCAGAAAACCCTGATTCATGTTGGTAATTCTTTAAATAGAAATCAGTCTGAATATTAGAGAGAGGATCTAAATATCCGAACGGAGTATAAATCCCCGCTTTATAGAGGAGGAACCCTTGTTTTTCAGAATCAGATACTCCTCCTTGTAGTTTACTATTTGCAAAACTCAAATATTCATCGTCGCTCTCACCTGAATAATTACTTAGCACGAAATCCATTCTGACACTTTTATTTAAGGAAGTGACAAGCCCTGGTTCGTATTTTTTATCCTTTAACCAAGCAGTTAGGGATTCCAAATCATCCGGACTTAAGTTTTCTGTTGCCGAACGATTATAATAAGCATAAGCCAAATCCCTTTCTTTCAGCGAATCTGGTAAATAGTATGAGGAATTTCTAGAGTCATAATTTGAGACAAAGTTCTCAAGCAGTGATTGACCGTCTGAAGAAATGCCGTAATTCAAAAGGAAATCTCTCAATACCTGGTTCTTATCGACTGTCTCGTTTTTCGTACTAGCCGCGTAAGTCATCGCTCCCAAGTATGCAGAGAAATTACTGACTAAAGCGTAATTTGCTAGTTCCGGAGGATAGGTGCTCGAATTTGCGAATACACCTTGGCTTAAACTGTTATTTATTCTCTCGTAACCTAATGCCAAGGCTTGTTCATTTAGTGCCGCTTTTACTTCCGGATCGGAAGACAGTATAATGCTAGAAATTCCTTGGCTAAGATCCGCGTTTTGAACTTTTGCTTGGTCTCTATATACTTTTAAATACTCAAATATTTCAGTTATTTGGGATTCGGTTAATGACTGTCCTAAAAACTTCGCCTCTGTGTTCTTTGATAGAGCATATATATTCGTAGAACTTGCATTAGAATCAACATTCCATTTCTTTCCTGAACGAACCTCCGCCATAAACTGGTCTAGGGAAGTATTACTTGCAAGCTCTGAAAGGAAGGCTTCGCCTAATTCTTCTTTTCTAATTTCCCAAGCATATTCTTTCAAAGATTGCATTCCGGAAACAAGTTCGGAATCTAATTCATAATCTGTACCAGATAGTTTTGCTTGTAAGGTCGCAAATTTTGTTAAGCTAGATTCAATTTGACCCATCGCGTTATATACTGGCTGACCGGATGCTTGTAACGCTTTTAGTGTGGATTGTAAATCAGCGAATATTGCTTTTGCTTCTGTTACAGTGGATGTATAATCCTTCGCATTCGAATAGGTAGTATTTAGATTACTTTCTGTTCTATCGGCGACCGGAATAGAACTGAAATATTTTAGATTTTCTATTTGGTCGGTATAAGTTCCTGCATTTTCAAGGGCAGTAAGGATAGCGCTATTTACTTCTTCTCCGTTTTGTTGTTTTGTTATAAAGAAGTCCCTTAGCTGCTTAACGTATGAAATGAGATCATCTTGGCTAATTTGATTCTTAGAACCTTCGCCTAAATATACGATAATCTTATCGGATAAACCGTCTTTAAAATCTTCTACTTGTCCTTTTGTAGTTTGTAATGCAGCGTAAGTTTTAGATACCGATTGCAGGCTATTAGAGATTGCATCTAAGCCGCCGGACAGAGCAAAAACACTACTTAGATTGCTTTGATCTGTCGCAAGACCAAGCATTCCAAGTGTTACACCCATTTCTTGGGAGATAAGGAGTTCGATTGGACTACTCTGTAATGTATCAAAATAGGTAAAATTGGACGGTGTAGTATTATATTGGTCCAGAATTCCGGATGGAGCTAGTGCAAGTGTCGTCGCATTTAAGAGGAATGTGGAAGGAAGATTTTCCTCTAGCTTCATTTGAGATACTAAGTTTCTTCCTTCTGTATATGCACTTTGAGAATTTCCAGTGATAACTTGGAGTAACCCTTGAGAATTTAAGTATGCAGATTTTAAATCATTGAATTTGGAAAGAACTACATCGGATTGATTTAGGAAAGCATCACTTCCTGGAGTAAGAGAAGAAAGTGCGGTTTTTGCATCGTTATACGCGCTAAATGCAGATTCTAAATTCGTTCTCGTAGAGTTCCAACTAGAAAGATTCGTCGAAACAGTAGAGATATAGTTTCCAAGGCTTGTAAAATCTTCGGCAGTAAAAACATTTACACCCGGATTTGCTGGGTCTTGGTAATCTTTTAAGTTATAGATTCCTTGTAGGGAGTTTATTTGACCTGAGAAATAATTAAACCTATCATCTGATAATAAAGATAATGCGGCGTTTACAGGAGAATCAGCACTATTTAGAGAAGAAACAAGATTGGAAGAAGCTAAATTATAATCTGATAAGTTTGTATTGTATTTGGAATTTAATTTGGAAGCATCCGAATATACTGAGGATGCGATACCTGTTCCGAAGATATTCGAAATTTGCGATAGATCGCTCATCGCTAAGAAGAAATCTTCCGTAGTGGATTTGCCAGTTAAGTATTCAGCCAAAAGATTTTTTCTAAAATCTTCTTCTTCTGTATTGTGATCCTGGTTTGTTCCTAGGTTAAAGGAATCCTGCAATAGATCGGACGCCGTTAAATCGGATAACCCACTTACCTTCGATCTGATTTCAGAAAGTAAACCTGTTGTTTTATTCTCTTGAGATTCGAAATAGTCGTCTGTTAATGCGGACAATACACCGTTTGTGGATACTTGATTTGCGAAAGCACTTATGGATTTGGATGCTTGGTCTAGTGAAGACACTTTCGAAACTACAGCAGAACCAAAGAAGAAAGTGCTTCCGAAACCATAGGATTCATTAAGGAGCCTTTTCTCATCGGCCGTTCCACTTTCTCGAATAGCTGCTCTTTGTTCGGCGCTAAATTTTCCACCATCCTCATAGAAAGAAACTGCATTTCCGGCGGCATCAATTTCCTTTTCTAAGCTCGAAATCCAATCTTCATAGTCAGCCGAAGCCAATTGATTCGAGATAGAATTTCCATTGTTTCGAAAGAAACTTAAAACTACTTCTAAAGCTTTTCTCTGAACTAAAGCATCAGGATCTAAATCCAAATTCAACGAGTTAGAATCAGAGTCCTTCAATACTTGCAAGTAAATCGTACTAAAATTTCTTTTATCCGAAGGCAAATCGGCTAAATAACCATGCAAGATCTCTAATGCCTTTTCGTTAATTTTTGCACCTTCAATATTTTTGCGATTTTCTGCGTTTTGTTTTAATGCCTGAAGACTTTCCGAATTACCATCCGGATCTAAAAGGAAATTCAGTTCGTCTTTTCTAACTAAATATTCGGTTTGGAAACTTTCGTAATAAGATAGGAGTTTCCCGGACACAGAAGATGCCACACTATTTCGGGTCTCTATACTGTTCTTAAACGCCTGAATAGAATTCCCAAAATTTCCGAAAAGACTAGAGATATCACCAAACGAGGTTCCCATACCGGAAATCACTGGCGACCAAGCTTGAGTACTAGAATCCAAAATAGATCTAAATCCTGCTAAATCATTCTTAGCATTTGTTCTATCAGTTCCGGTTAGACTTGAATCGATAACAGTTCCGCCTCTTTGAAATACGTCCAATAGAACGGTATTCAAATAGGTTGTTGTTTGATTTAAATCTGAGACAAAAGATTGGAACTGCCCTATTTGAACAGCAGAGCCTTGGATATCATTTACAAGAGTTAAAATCCGATTAGAATACTCGGTTGTTCCTTTCAAATTTGAATTCGCACTTACATAAGCATTGTATTCGGAAGTTTTATCCTGAATTTTGGAAAACCCATCTTCCATAGAAGAAGAATTGGAATTCCATTGTCCAAGTAAGTTCTCCAAATATGCAATTCCCTGGTCCACACGATCTAGTCCAAGATAGGTTGTATCGTAAGAAGAAACGGAACCGAAACCGCTTCTAATATTCTTTAACTGGTTTAAGTAGTTTGTTAATTCTGATTTCTTTGCGGTTAAGTCATCGACCGGGAAACTTGTACTCGCTGTATTCAATAGCTGAACTTGGCTATCAAAAGAACTGCTCGAATCGACAACTGGAGTATCCAAATTAGCCAATTGCGATTTCATGTCTGTTAATTCCTTTTGGATTTGAACTGCAACAGTATTTCCATAAAGAGACACAAGAGTGTTTCCACTTAAGAGGGAATCGATTTTCTCACTTAATGTACCGTCACCGTTAAGGACTTTCTCTAGTGCGGCCTTTTTCTCTTTAACGTCTTCGAAAGCTAAAATTTGGCTCAGACTTTGATTATAAAAACTTTGTGTTCTTAGAGCATTTTCTCTTTCATACGTTAGTTTGTACATTTCAGCTTCTTGCTGACGTAAAACTTCTCTTTGACGCTCTATCTCTTCGTTTGCCTGCTCTATTTCGTAACGTAAGCCAGAATCGGTTTTATTCGTACCGTCCGTCTTTAATTCTCCAATCGATCCAAGCAATTCAGGGTTTTGAATTAAAACCTGCATTTTGATCGTGCTATCGTAAGCATTTTGGGAATTCATTAATTCCGAACGAGCGAGCTCTAAGGCTTTCCTTTTATCTTCTAAAACCTTATTTGCGGCTTCGAGATCCGTTAAGATACTTGTAGGACTTGTAGTTGTCGAATTTGCCGTTGTAGAAGAAGTAGAGTCTAATCCGGTTTGAGAATAGGTACTTGTTGCGCTGCTTCCATTTAATTCGGAGAGAAGTGCTAAATATGCGCTTTGCTTTGCTTCAAAATCGGCTTTTACGGATGTAAGTTCCTCCTCTAATTGTGCAGCAGTTTTGTTTCCGACATTTGCCACTGCATAATCGTAAACTGATTGTGCTCTAGTTTGATTTTCTTGTAAGACTTTTAATTCAGCCTGTGCAATACGTAGCTCCAATTCTTGGGAAGTATATATCCCGGTGGAACTTAAGAGACCGTCCGTTCCTCTAACGTCGTCGTCATGCAGAGTATTTTGAGAATTTTTTACTAAATCACGAATCCTAGTTTCTAAACCTTGCCAGTATGTAAGTTGTGATTTGTATTCTGTGACTACAGAGGCAGGATAACCGCTATTTGGTTTTTCCGCCCTAGCAATAGCTCCTTCAAAGAATTGAATATTCGATTGAATTGTAGTTAGAGTATCTGCTCCGCCAACTACAATACTTTCAATTCCTCTTACATGAGCTTGCCACTGTTCAGATTGAGTCGCAAGTGTTCTATCTAGTTCAGCAAGTGCTTGTTCTTTATTCGCTTTTAACTGCGCTTCAGATTCATCCCAGGATTGCAATCCTTTCTGAATTTGAGCATTTACAACTTGAGTCCAGTCTGCTTTTGCTTTCAAGATTTGGTTGTACGCGTTTGACCAATCTGCCTCACCTGACTTCCATTGGAGTTCTACTTCTTTATCATATCTAAGTTTTCCTAAAACCAACTGATCGATTGCATCTTGCCATTGTTTTTGACCGGATTGAAGAGCAGCTAGAAACTTAGATTGGTAGTCATCCCCATTTGTAACGATCGTATTTGGATCCACATTGGATGAATTTGGTGTTGTAACAAGCCCTGAAAGATCACCTGCACTTTTTTGAGCTTTTTCGATTAATAGTAATGCGAGTTTATTTGGATCTGTTTCTTGAGCAATTTGACCATCTATATCGTCTGCCGCATTTGCCTTAGAAACAAAGTTTGCCCGATAAGCAGCGACAATTGAATTTTCCTCATAATAATATTCAGCTAGAATACTCTTCTTTATATCTGCTAAAGCTGTCTCAAAGCCTTGTTTTTGTGTATCTGTTAAGAGATTGGAATTACTTTCAATGCCTTCTATTTTAGAGTTTAAGTCTGATTCCCAATCGGAACGAAAACTAGTAAGAAAGGTTTTCATAGTTGAGTCGAAAAGACCTGCTTTTTCACCCGCATTCGTTCCAGCTTGCGCAGCAACTCCGGCTTGTAATACAGCTTGGATGAGCGCATTTTTATCAATGGTCGCAAGAGTTTCCTCAAGGCCATTGGAAGCAACTTTAGCTTTCCATTGACCTTTACGGTTTTCTATTTCTTCTTGAACGTCTTCTTCCCATTCACTCCTGACAAGGGCCTTCTCTTGTAAAAGCTGATCTTTAAGCGTGGTATTGGAACTTCCACCGTTCTCAAGTAAGTTTTTCTCTATAGCGCTATCGGCTGCCGCTTCCCAGTCCGCGCGAAGTACGGAAAAACCTCTATTTACCGAATCATTCCAATCAGCTTCCGAATTTGAAGAGCTTGCCCTGTCGTATTGTCTTTCTAATTTTCCATCCGATCCATTTTTCCAAAGATCTCTAAAAATGGTTGGGTCCGCGCTTAGAGGTGCGACGCCAATCTCTAACATTAAAATTGTAACGAATAACTTTCGGAAAAAAGAAACTGCTAATTGAATAGCTGATCTATAAATGAGTCTTCTTGTCCTAACATTCTTAGATCTCTTTATAAATTTCAGATCTGAGGATAGAATATTATGAAAATAGAATTCCAACCTCTTGAGATTATATTTATTTAAAGCTACTTGAAATTCTTGATTCATGCTAATTGTTCCTTTTGATCTAAAGGCAAAGTTAATTTATAAATGCGATTCAAAGTCCAGGCTCGGAAAAGAGTCTGTGCCAACACGCCTACAGGGATGTAGAATTTATTGTTTCGTTGGAAACTTAAGGAAGAGAAAGATTTTAGAAAGAAACTAGATTTGAATTTGGAAGAGCAGGAAGGAGGGAAAGAAAAATTAATTTTACAACCATCCGGATCTGAATGAGTTAGTTTCGCTAAATATCTTCTAAATTTCTTAAATGATTTTAATTGATGATTCGTTTGCGAGAAATGATTACTTAGTAAGATTGAATTCGAATTAGGGAATTGGGTTCGAAAAAGAGAAGATACCTGATCTGGATTCTTTTCTTTAAAGAATTTCCCAGTTAGCATTTCAGACAAAATCAAACTAATCGATTCAAAGTCCCCTAACGAAGAGGAAGAATTCTCTTTTTCACTCGTGTTATCTAATTTAATATTATCTACTAGACTTACTGGCCTAATGCTTGCTTCTCTTTTGTGAGTTAAGTTAAATTCAAAAGCTTCCTCAGCTAAAAGAATCACAAGTGAAGTAGAGTTATCGATTCTTTTGATATCATCTTCACTAAGAACAAAAGTGGATAGATTCGAATCCTTTATCTGATTGAAGGATGCCTCAATTCGGTCTTGAGCTTCTTCTTCCCAAGAAACTCGAAGCGGACGCTCGTAATTTTCCGAAGAGGCACTTAATTGATCAATCGAAGGAAGTAAAATGGCAATTGAACAGAACGCAAATATGGCAAAAGCCAATGTCCTAAAATACCATCCTATTCTTCCCAAAATCAT